CCTGCCTGACGGAATCCAAATCCTCGGAAGCGACCTCCGCGTTGATCGTGCCGCCTGAAATCGACAGGCCACGGCCAGCCGTCAAAGACACGCCACCGCCAGCCGAACCACCGGAAGACGAAGAGGAAGAGGAACTCGTATAATTCGAATATTCCGTCTTCGAGGAAGCCGCGTCGCCAACCTCATACGATACGGACAGCAAGCCGCCAGACAGTTTCACGATCTTCTTCAACACGACGGCAGTAACCGTCAGACCAGTCACATGATCGCAGCCCGCGACCCTATCGCCAACATCCAAAGACAAGCCGTCATGCACGGTCACATCGACAGCGCCGGCGCCCTGCAAATCCTGCAACTGCTTCTTCGTCTGCTTGTCCAACTCGTCCTTCTCGGCGGACGAATAATCATAGACCGCGGCGATTTCGTCACGGCCACCGAACGTGCGAGTATTGGACACCTTGCCGGAAGCATCCGCATAATAGTGGACGACCAGACGATTCCTCAAATCACCCTTGCCCAAGCCGATCATATGGTTGGTACGCCGGTAATCCTTCGTGATGGAAAAATCAACCAGATCGGAATCGACCGTATCATCATGGGCGACAATCGGCTGGGCATACATCCATACCGTGCCGTCAACCTCCTGAAACATGAGTTTCAGATCATTCGCTGCCAGCATCCTGCGGATGCCATCATACGCGGTGCAATACCGGTCGAACTGGAACGTTGGAATCGTCTTCGTGGAATCCGCGCGAACCTTGAACACGTCAGACAAGCCAATACGGGCCAACAGGTTCGACAACACCTGATTCACGGGGCCGGACACCTTCAGATAATCCTGCCCCGAATCCGGCTGCAACACCTTACCGGCCAACATGCCATGCCAACTCCGACCGGAATACGTGACCACACTCACGCCATCCGACAGTTCATCCTTCATATGATCGACGATGCCGCCAACCTCGGTCCCATCCACATAGACAAGACCACGGTCTGGCAACACGGTACCGTCATACAACGTCAGTTCGAAATCATTCTCACCCGACCCCCACGCGCAATCAAACAAGCAATCCGAAACCGCATGGAACGGCACGCCATTCTCGTCAGCGCAAATCAAATCAACCAAGTCGGGTCCCCATTCTCCTCGACGACCGTCAGATCAAAACCGAAACCGGAACCCAACTCAACCACGCTAGAACCAGCCGGAATAGGTTGGAAAACATACTGTCCACGATTCAAACCGGAACCGCGCACACCCCACGAAAACACATTCCGCAGAGAACCATCCGCACCATGCAGCATGATCGACTTCTTCAACGAGTCAACCACCACGTAAGCGCCAGCGGGAACATCACCATTCAACCGGTACACGTTCCCGCCAATCGTCAACGACGGGTTCGAAACAGCCCCATATATGACCAGACGAAACGGCATCGGAACACGCATACGATTAGACACCATGCATGACGGACGCGAAACAGCCAGATCATAGCCCATGTCGGTCGGCAAATCCAAGCCAGACAACGCAGACCCGGAAACAGGCTGATACGACACGGTATCGGCATTATGCCGCCACACGCCGTCCAACAAGACGAACGAAAGCGCGCACACCGGGTCGGAGGAACCAGGATGCGAGGAAGCCTCGGACTTCACCGCATAACACGATTGAGTCCAAACCTCCCCCGCACCATTCACCGCTTCCAACCGTCCCGGCTTGCCTACGGCCAGATCAGCGTCAACAGCCCGCATGAACGAGTCGAACGCAGCCGCATCGCCATAATGCACGTCAACGGAAACCTCCCGACGTTTCCTCGAAACGCCAGTCAACCCGCCGTTACGCACCGTGTAATCCCATTCGCGGCCACGCAATTCCAACGCGCCCTCGAAATCAACGGTCTCATAATCCGACACGTCGAACCGTTTACCGGTCAGACCACTCACATACGCAAGCTCACCTGCCACGACTGGCCTCCAATACATCACGGACGAAATCACGCTTGCTCGGCCAAGGACTGCTGTTACGACTGATCTCCCCGCCGATACCATCACGGAAGCCCGCAACCTCACGACGCAGATCATTCACGGCGGACACCAGTTCACGACTCGAATCAGGAACCTGAACATTCACCTCATACAAGCCGGACATCATCTTCTCCACACGCCCACCAGACGCATAAGCACTGCGACTCATATCGACAGCACTACGCGCATACGACGTGCGAGCATGAGACACGGCCTTATCCAAATCACCGGTAGCGTTCAACACGTTCAGGAAATTCGGGCCGACAGTACGGTCAAGCTTATCCACCGCAGCGGCACGAATGACATGCTCGCCATTGGACAGCCATGCGGGAATAGAATCAGACGTGCCAGTACCAGGGCCATAAATACGGCCACCAGTGGCCTTCGGAATCGTACCGTATCCAATATGCTCACCTTGGTTGCTTCCGGTAGTGACGAACTGTGTGGTGACGGTGACAGTCCTGCTCTGCAAAGCCCTGATTGAATCAGCTAGTGCGTCAACTTCAGGTTTTCCTTCGGCTGTCGCCTTCTCATAGGCGTCCCAAGCAAGAGGAATCGACTTGATGGCATCACGCAACGCGTCGGCACCGCCCTTACCGGACTGGATGGCGTTCTGATACGCGTTCCACAATTGCGGAATATTCCTGATGGCCTGATTCAACGAATCGGCATCCGTCTTGCCAGTGACCTCGGCGGAAACCTGAGCCAACGTTTCTTGTGGAATCAGACTCAACGCGATACTCAAAGCATCCACCTGGTCTTTACCTTGGGTGGTAGCGTTCAAATATGCTTCCTTCAACTTAGGAACCTGCATAATCGCATCAGTCAAAGCATCCAAATCAGTCTTGCCTTGAGCCTTCGCGGTAACATAAGCATCCTTCAACGCCGGAACAGACTCAATCGTCTCCTTCAACGCATCAGCATCGCTCTTGCCTTCCGTAATGGCTTGGAGATACACCTTCTTCAATTCGGGAACCTTCAAGAGAGCCTGAGTCACATCATCGACGGCAACAGCAACAGGACGCCCATCGGCATCCAACACGACCGTATGCTTATGGTCAGCCAACTTTGAAATAAGATTGGACAAGTCCTCGGCATCAGTCTTGCCGCTCCAAATCGAATTAAGAATCATCTCCTTGATTTGCTTACGATTGCCGTCAGGAAACAGATAATCAATCTGTTCGACAACATTCGCAAGCTGCATCTGCGCATTCAACGTCTGAACGCTTATCTGAGTCTTGACTTCCTTCGGAGTCATCAACAGACTGGAGTTCAATCCGTCAACGGCGGCGGCGTCCAAACCAGCGGCACTGGCCTGAGCGTTGAAATTGCTGGACAATTCCTTCTGCTTGGCAAGCACTTCCTTCTGCGACTTGCCCTGCTTAATCATCGCATTCAGGTAATCGTTCGAACTGGAAGCCAAAGCGGTCAACGAGTCGGCGGCGGTACGGCCAGCCTCGGTCGTGTAATCGAAGTTCTTCTTCTGAGCATCCCAAACACGCTGGCCTTGCGAATGAAGATCATTCACGGTCTTCACCGCGTCGCCAACCTGCTGCAACGTCTTAGCATAACTGCTTTCCGCAGCGGCGGCCTGAATGTTCGCGTTGCGCTGGGACTCGATCTGCGACGCCAAAGAGCTTGTCACGGTAGCCAACCGCTCCTTTTTCTCAGTGGTGCTCAACAGGCCATCGGCAATCTCCTGATAGCCTTGCCCCTCGTTCAGAAGCGTCTGCACGTAGTTCGCGCTCTTACCAGCGGCGGTAGCCTGTTCCTGCAAAGCATCGGTCTGCTCTTTACGAAGCTTCTGCAATCCCTCACGGGCAACCTGAGCGGCCTTACCTTGCGCGGATAGGTTATGCACCATGTCGCCGGTAGCGGAATTAGTACTCCAACTACTGCCAGCATCCTCGATGCGTTGCAGATTCTTGATGTACTTATCAAACTCGGCATTAGAACCGGAAGTGGCTTTCGACGCTGCGGTCTCACTCTCGCCTATACGTTTCAAAGCATCAGAGACACTATTGAAATCTTCGGCGGAAACCTCACCGAATTTGAATTTGTCCAAGAAGTCACGGCTGGTATTGAGATTGTTCTTCACAGTCGAACCGAAGTTGTCCAAACGGTTCTTAAGACCTTCAAGCGAAGAAGCCTGATCGGACAATGCGTTTGGTGTCGCCTTAGCCGCCTCGTTGAACGATTCAACCTCAGCCTTACCTTTGGACACATGCTGGGAATACGCGCTGAAAGCCGTACCGACAACAGTCAATCCAGCAGTCAACGCGATACCGGCAGGGCCACCGAACGCGCCCATCAACACGGTTCCAGCATCAGAAGCCACTGTCTTCAACCCGCTCAAAGCGCTCTTAACAGGAGAAACGCTCGAACGAACCGACCCAACACCCTTGGCGGCACTGGCCGCATTCGCACCCAACATGACGGCACCTTCTGCGGCAAGGCGGGTCTCAGTACCGGTCTTGGCGACCGACACGGCAGTCTTCTCAGCCTCGGAGGACATCTCCTTCATGCCCTTCGTGGAAGAAGTGAACATGCCAGCCACATTCCCGTACATCATCGCGTCACCGGTCAGATTGGCAGCGGTACTGTTGCGTTCCAAACGCGCCATAGCGGCAAGAAGCTCAGTGAACTTGACCTTGGTGCTGTCAGCCGTCACACCCAACTGACGTAACGTGTTCTGATACTGCATCGTGCTTTGGATGTTCTCCAAAGCACCGCTCTTCAACGCCGTCCACGCGGCCTTGCCAGCACGACCGAACGTCATCCACAAGCCCAACATGCCCTGAATCGGAGCTGGGAGCTTCGAGAAAGCCTCACTCAACGCGCTCGTGGCGTTGGCGATGGTCTCAATCGTAGGAGCAGCCGCCTTCAACGAGTTCGCAAGAGTGCCGCCGAACGTCTTCGACAACTGGCCCGCCATGCGGACAAGACTCGAAAACATCGGAGACGTGGAAGCGATGCTCGAAGTGACCATGCTCAGACCATCACGAACATCACCGGAGAACGTGCGGACGCTACCGGACGTGCCGGAAGCCAGCTTGGACACATCAGCGACGAAATTACCGGTCAACTGACCAAGATTCGTCATCGTGCCAGCAAGATCGGTACGCGACTCATTGGCCGCACGGCCAATATCGGTGAAAGCGTCACGGACGCCCTTCTGCGCGTCCCTAGCGCCAGTCACCCAAGCACGCAGCGTATCCTGAGCGCTCATGGAATTAACCGCACGGTCGGCACGCTGCAACACGCTGCTGAACTGTTCGATACCGTTCTGGTATTGGGCAATCGGAGCGAACACGCCTTGGGCGATGCCCTTCAACGAGCGAAGGGACGAACCCAAGTAACCGGCCTGCTCCTTGACCTCGGACATGGCCCTGTCCACACGGTCGGAGTCGTTCATCACGTTCTCGGCCCACTTGGCGAACCAAGACGCATCCTCGCTCAACCATTGCGTGAACTGCGGCAGATACTTGCCGCCGACCATGCCGATATGGGACAATGCGGTAATCAGGGATTCGGCACCCGGAACAAGATTGTCCATCGACTCGTTCACACGGTCGAAAATCGCCGGAAGCTCATTCGCCTGATAGGACGCCTTCACGGCGAGCATGAGCTTTTCGACTATCTCGCCCTCATGCTTGGCGAGAGTGCTCATTTCCGGTACCAGCGAATCGCCTATCGCGTTCGCCGTATCCATGATGGCGGGCTTCGCCTTGCCATAGAACGCATCCTGCACGTTCTGGGAAAGCTGTGATAGCTTCGTGTTGGCGAAGTCGATCTGGCTGCTCCATGTCTCGCCCTTGTCGCCGTAAATCATCTTGAACGTGGCGAACGCGGCGCCTAAGCCAGTCAACGCTGCGGGAGCGGCATAAGCGGCCTTGGAAAGGCTCACGATGCTCTTACCTAATCCGCCGACCGTACCGGCGACGTTCACTGCACCAGCGCCGATATCGGACAATACGGTGCCGACAAGCGCTAGACGCGGAACCTTCTTGTCCAACGTGTCGAACAGGTTCACAAGATTCTGGAACTGGTTCTCAACGCCCTTCAAGCCGGACGCACCATACGTCATTCCGTTGAGAATCTTGCCCATGTCCGTGCCGTGGAACTTGGCGAAGATGTCAATCGTGCGCGGACGGGTGAAGTAAGCGAGATGGGCGCGGGCCAAAGCGGTCTCAAGATCGACATCCATGTCAAGGGTGTCGTTCTTTTCTTGGAACTTCTTCAGCTCCTCCTCGGCGTGCTTCTTGTCGATATGGAGCTTCGCCGGAATCTCGGCGTCCGGATTGACCTTCAACGCCTCCGCATACCGGCGCATCTCCGCTTCGACATGCGAATACTCCGCCTTCAACGTGACCGGAACATCAAGCCTCTTATGCTCAAGCTCCCGCATGGTGCGACGAATCTCTTCCGCGCCATCCTCGTAGAACTCGACCTTCACACGCTGCGACTCGAACCGTTCGATATCACGGTTCAGACGGGCGAAATCACCTTCGACATCGACCTTCACCCGCGCCTTCGGATTATCCTTCAGAAGACGCTGGTAATAGGCCAGCTGCCGGTACATCTCCCGCAGTTCGGCCTTCAACGTGACCGGAACATCGACGCCGCGACGTTTGAACGCCTCGATCTTAGACTTGACCTCACGCAGATTCTCAGCGACGAACCGCAGACGGATATCCTGACGGTTACGGACGCCGTTCCTCGAATACAGGTCGGCGAGACGCTTCTGGAAATCGGAACCCTCAAGACGGGTCGCCTTCGTGACCGGACTCTTCTTCAGCTTCTCGATACGGTCATCGATCTCGCCAAGCATCTTGACGGTACGCTTGTACTCGTCAAGGTCGAACCAGTTCCGGTTGTTCCGCTTCATGGCGGACACGTCGGACTCAAGCTCCTTGCGGACGCCACGATACGTGTCGATAAGATTCTCGGCCTCGCGACGCGACTCCGTGAACTGCTCGCGGGCGATGGTCGTGGAGTCAACCGGACTGGACCACTCGTCCCTGGCCTTCTTCGACTCGCGGGCCATCTCGGCCTGCTGCGCCTCGATCTCCTTCGCGAAACGCGACGACGCGGCCTGCTGGCCCTTGAACCAGTCGGCATACGTCTCCTGCTTCTGATGCAGTCCCAAAGCCGTGTCACGGGCCTTGGAGAAGTTCGCCAACGAATTGCCAGCGGTGACGATGCTCTCCTCAAGGGCACGCACCTGACGTGTCATCTTCGACACACGTTTCGCATCGCCATCGGACGCGATATCGATAAGCGACGACTGCGCCTTACGGAGCCTGCCAAGCTCCTTCTCCTGACCGGCGAGCGCCTTGTTGACCGCAGTGACCTGCTTCGCGGCTTCGCGTTCCTGTTTCCACAGGTCGGAGGTCGGGAGCTTCTGTGCTTTCATCTCAAGGCGTTGCGCGTCGAGGCGTTCGACTTCGCGGGTGGCCTTTGCGAGGTCGCCTTTCAGTCCGCGAATGTCGTTGCGGGTTTTGACGATTCGGTTGGACAGTTTCTCGAATTGGCGTATCTGCTCGTTGGAGAGGTGTTCGTTGCCTTTGATGAGTCCACGGACCTGCTGGTACAGGTCCATCTTCTTCTCGCGGTATTCGTCCACGGTCTTGTCGAGGCCGGTAGCGAACGAAAGCTGTTCGGTTTTTTGGAGGGCCGACTTTTTGAAGAAGGATGTGTCGGCAATCTCGCGGCCTTTGGCGTCGAACGCCTTGACGGTCTGGTCGAGGTTCTTTTCGATCAGCTTCGAGTTCAGCAGTCCGTTGCCACGGAGGGCCGTGTTGGTGCGGGAATTGAACTCGGACAGGCCACGGCTCAATTTGGACGAATCGAAGTCCGGTTTGAGCGAGAGTCCGCGACGAAGACGCTCCTCCTGCTGTTCGAACCGTTTCATCCACGGGTCGATGTTCTTCGTGTCGGGTTTGAAATTGAACTGTATGGAGGCGTTCTTGCCGTTCCATTCGCGGTAGGCGCGTTCAAGACTGGCGGTGTCCGGTTCGAATACCGCGTTCACGTCGAGGTCGCTTATTCCGCGTGCGGCCTCCTCGACTTGACGGCGGAAACCCTTCGTATCCGCAGTGACACGAACGACGACTGTACCGGCGCGATGTTCGCCCACCATAAGCAACCCCCAGAAAGAAAAAAGGAAATAGAACCCCCACGGGAATGTGGGGGTTTGTTCAAAATCAGGTCATGTGGAACTTCGCGAACATGTGTTCGAAGTTCTCGGCAGTACCTTCGTTCTCCCGGCGAGGCGGCTCTTTGTCAGCGCCGGGAGGGAGCAATGGATGCGGTTTGGCATTCTTGCCCCCGTATTTGGCGGTAATCACCGCGTTCATCATGTTGCGAACGTCAACGGCGACCATCGTCTTCGAATCCCATCCAAGCCACGGCAGTACGGTCGGCTTGTCCGGCTTGGACTCATCGGACGCGGTTGGAGGCTCATCCTCCAATATCCGCGCCCTGTACAGGCTGTCTGGCATCGCCATCAGCCCCGCCGCGAGGCGTTCGGCGCGGGTGGGATTCAGCCTCGCGCCGGTTATGTCCAGACCATAGAAACGTTGGAAGTCGGAAGTCAGTTCGACCGGGTGGACGCGGACTTGCGCTTCGAAGCGAGCGATTTTCCCAGTTGGTCCGTGTAGAACATGAGAATCGCTTCGGTGAGCCAGAACAGTTCATCCAATCCGATGCCCGTCGCCCATTCGTCAACCTTGTCAGGCTTCACTGTCAGCGACTTGACCCAATCCAAAGCAGTGCCGACGAACTCCATGCGTTCGTCGATCTTCGCCTCGATGTCGTCCAAGGACTTGATTTCGGGGCCGTTGATGTCGGCGTTGAGCGTGAAACCGGCCATGCCGGACAGTTTGCGCAGTTGTGCGGACTGCTTGAACGAGAGGCGTTCCGCAGGGGCCAGCTCCGGCAGAAGCGAGAACAGCGGCTCGTTCTCGCACATCTCCGCCCACGTCTCAGGGATGCGGAACTCGTCGGCTTCCGCAGCGGTGTTCTCTTCAACAGTCTCGTCAACCATGTTTTCTCCTATCTGAAAAGCGTTGAAAATCTCCTATCTTCCGTCAATGAAGAACGGGAAAAGACCGGAACCCCCGGATAGGAGAAACAGGGGTCCGGCGTCAATACGAAGACTGGAACAGTCCGAATCAGGACTGCTTCATCTTCGAAGCCTCGAAGAACACAATCGGCTTCTTGCCGGCGACGGACTCGACCTCGCCGGTCATGCCCTGCTCCACGAAATCATCGCCCGAGAAATCAGGACCGCCATCGAAGGTCACGGAAACCTTGCGGAACAAAGCGCCGAAACGGATGTCCGAATCATCGTCGGCGGACTCCTGAGCCAACAGGAACAGGCTGAACGTCTGTGGCTTCTTGGTGATGTCCACACCAACGCCGTCATCCTCGTCGGTGCCGTTGTAGATCAGCTTCAGAGTGTCGCCATCCAACTGCAACGACTTCGCGGTGATGGTGCAGGTCGAATCGGCGTAAGTGGTGCGCAGGTTCTTACGCGCCCACGAATTATGCGTGGTCGCGTCGCCGCCGTCGAACGAGAACGAAATCTTGTTGTCGGCGGAAGTATGCCCCAGATTCTTCCAAGCGTTACCACTACCACCAGCGCTCACTGGAATGGTGTCCGAGTTCAACTTGAACTCCTTAGCGCCGCCAGTCGGGAGAGCGGTTCCGACCGGAGCGTAGAACAAAGTGCCGTAAGTGGCAATCAGAGTCGCGTCATCATTAAACGCCATCTCATATCTCCTTATAAAAAAAGCCCCGCACGAGGCGAGGCTTGAAAACGAAAAACAGAAAACGGAAAATCATCCGGCGCGAAGCGAATCCTCCGCGCGGACGGTGAACGAGGAAGCGGAATACTGCTTCACCTTCTTGCCGGTGGCCTGCTTGCCGCCAGCGCTTTTGCCGAAACCGGGATTGCCTACAATCCGAATGACACGACCCGAATCGGTACGCCCGTAACGCGGCCATTGCGTGATCTGCTGGTACACTTCCTGCGCCAAGCGGAAGGAACGGTCCGCATCGTTCGTGGCGACGATGATGTCGATGTCGCAATCCCACACGCCGGTCGAATGATTGCCGGTCGCCATGGTCGGCGCGTTCGTATGGAACAGTACGATGTTCGAGAACGACGCCCAAGTGTCCACATCGACATCGATCTCGTTGAGCACATGCACGTCGGGCCAGTCCGGGTTGCCGGTGAACCCAGCCGTGAGAAGCGTGTACACGAGCGAATCGAAATCGACCATCGGACGTTCCTGCGGGTAACGCTCGTAGTCGGGTTGAATCAGCGGCATCAGACACCACCGTTCATACGGGCAGCGTCACGCATCACATGATGTCCCTCGACCCAACGGTGACGCTGCTCGTTCCAAGCGCCCCACTCGTGTTCGACGGCCACGTTCGACCCGTCACGACCCTCGACATCAAGACACACATCCGTGTCGATGCCGTGGTAGCGTTTCTCAAGACTCAAATCCTTGGCGACCGGAATACCCGGGTCACGGCCAACCGCACGCGCGGCGGCGAGCATCCTCGCATCCGCAAGCACCTCGTCGGCCTTCTCCGACGTGGCCTGCGGACCGAACCATTCAGCCACCTTCGTGCTCAGGTCACGGTCAATGAAAACTCTTGCCATCGGCCTCACCCCACACATGGTCGTCAGGGTCCGGTTCAGGAGGTTTCGGACGCAACCCCACCGGAATCTGCGAATAGTCGGCGTTACGCCGGATATGCATCTCATAGTGGGGAACCTCGCCATGCTGACGGAACGTCGGAGCGCCGTCAACGTCATAGCAGTCGCCCTGATACCAGACCTCCGTATGGATATCGCCATGCCATTCCACGGCAACGACCTGAGACGGCGTGACCTCACGCAAACCACCCCAAGTCTGCGGCGACTTATCCTCGGCACCGGAAATCGAAAACATGCCAGCCTGCTGCTCGCGGCCCTCGACGGAACACCAGCACCAGTAAGCCTTCCCGGGAACATACGTCGTCCCATGCGGCCCACGACGGACCGTGTACAACACGACGATCACCTTGTCCCGATACAGAATCGAATCAGGCTTCACCCAAGGAACAATGACCTCTTCGTAAGGATGCTCCACAACGACATCGGAGCCGGACTTATCGTAAGGATGACCCAAATCCCATGTTTCACGAGACATAGGCATCACATTCCATAAATACGGTTCACACCGACGCCAACAGTGCCGATAGGACCACGCCCGGACGCATAGCCATCCAGAATCTGCTTCTCCCTTTTCGACAGATACAGATTCGGCGACGCATCCTTGCCGGGCGGATTATCCTGCGGGTCGAAACGCGTGAACTGGTACGTTCCATTCGATTCGGTCTTGATATCCGAATAGCGGATGACACGCCACACCATCGAACAGATGACGAACTCGTAATCCTCAAGATCAAGGTCGCCGGACTTCAACCGTGGCAAGCAGTTCGTGCTCGAAGTGGACGCCACGGTCTCCGCACGATGGCACATGTACGTGAGCCAAGCGTTCGGATACCGTTTCAACACGTCGGCGTCGGGAAGGCAATGAAGCTCCAAGCATTCCACCCAATCGACGGCATCGGTAACACCATTCGACATCAGCGAAACCCCCTAAGCTTCAAGAGGGCTACTTGCCCAGCACGTCCGCCTTGAAGGTCGAGACGGCCTCCTTCAGAATCGGCAGATAATTGCCGTTGACCCAAATGTCGTAGTTCAACGGAGCCTGATGCGACAACATAGCGCCGATAAGACCATCGTTCACGCTCTTGTTGATCTCATACTCCGAGTTCTGGGCCTCTGCGGTAGGACCGGACAGGGTGGCACCCAACGACGAATCGTTGAACGACGGAAGCAGAACGAACGTCTTATCCGGGAACGCGGTGGAGACATCGGCATCCATATCGAAGGTGTTGTCGAGCTTCAAATCCTCGTAAGCCTCATCGACCAGAAGCACATCGGTGATGCCGGACTGCGCACGAAGCACATCCAACACCTCCTGACGGGACAGCCTGGTCTTGGAATGCTCCAAATCCATGCCGGACACCTGAGTACGGAAGAACTCGTTGGTGCGCATGGCATCGATGACCACACCGGTGGTGGCGACCGCGTGCGGCTTGCGACCATAAGCCTTGCGCATGATCTTCACCCAAGCCTCGATGTCGTCGCACGGGTTCGACTTGTCGTTGTCCCAAGTGGTGGTAGGCTTCACATCCTGCTGGTTGCCCGGACGCTTGAACGAATACGTCACATCGACGCCGTTCTCCTTGATGACCACCTTGCCGGTCACCAAGCACTGCAAACGCTCCAACTCCTCGGTCACACCGGCCTGCTGGCCCAGAGCCTCGAACTTCGCCTCGGCCTGATCGTGGATATATGCGGTATCATCCTGATGCTTGGCGATATCACGCTCGGAAATATGGTCCATACCGGACAACGGCAACAGGCCGGTATGAATCTCGGCGGTCGAGGTCTCGGACTTGGTATGCCCGATCTCGGCGTCCAACGCACGATGCTTCATCGCACGGGTCTTGGACTTCGGAATGACCGGGGTCCAAGAAGCGGTCCAATCACCACCATTGGAAGTGACCGGGAAAATATTCGACAACGGCAGGATGCCGTTCACGTAATCATGTCCCGCCTGAGCGACCTCGGTCGCCTCGGACGGCGGGATGATGGTCTTGTCAATAGCCAAGAAAAACTCCTTAGATACGCAAAAACCCACCGCGATGGGTGGGTTTCACAAAATTTTTAGAGGTTAAGTGACCGTCAATCAGGAAATCGTGATGTTCACGGTCTGTCCGTTGGACAAAGTGGCCTTGCCAGCGGTGATGGCCTTGGACGACGGGTCCTGAGTCAATTCGATCTTGGTGATGGTCGCACCATCCTTGCCAGCCGGACCCGGAGTGCCAGCCGCGCCGGCCGAAGCGGACAACGGCTTCACAACGTCATCCTCAACGTCGTAGAACTCGCCGCCCCACACGGCACCAGCCTCCGGCTTCACCGGAAGATTCGAGGCCACGATGTCGCCACGATAGGTCATGCCCACGGTCGGGTCGTCCAAATCCCAGCCGGACAGGTTGATGTTCACGGACACCATGGATTCAAGCAGACCGGCGATCTTGGTCTGACGGCCATCGGTGGCCTGCTTGTCATACGGACCATACGAGCCGACGTTCGCGCCGGAAGTGATCTTCGCCAGCGGAATGCCGGAACGAATGTAAACGGTCGTGGCCTTCGGGCCGACACCGGTCAGATACTTGTTGTCTGCGGTCTTGAACAATTCCGGCACGATGGTGACGGACACCGAATCATTGGTGTTCTTCTCGCCATAACGCCAGGAATTGTCCTCCTCAACGGTGACGATACCGGAGGAATGAACCATCTCTTGAGTCATACGCTCAATCCTTTCAAAGAATCAGTAGGAAACTACTTGCTGCGCTTACGTGCCTTCTGACGTTCCATCACACGCTTGTAAGCGTCGCCCGGCTGACGTTTCGGATGCGAGGTGCCGGACGGGAACTCGGCCTGCATGGCTACCTTGCGTGCCAGAGCATCCTCGGTCTGCTGCGGTTTCCTCTCCACCTTGGAAGTGTCAATCGGGTTGTACGCCGCATACTTCTCAGCCCACGACGCGATGGCCTCCGGCTCCGTTGCGGGGCAGAGGTCGGAAAGAACAGCGTCCGTGATCTGCGGATACTTAGCCTTGGCCTCAAGACGCGCAATCTGCGTCTTCGCGGCCTTAAGCTCCGCATCAGCGGACTGGAAAGCCTTATAGTTGGCCGAAGCACGGTCCTCGTTCTTACGGCTCATAGCCTTCCATTTGGCAAGCTCGTCATTATCGGACGGCTTGGAAGAATCATCGGAACCCTTATCATCAGCCGGAGCGTCATGCTCGACGGCGGGTTCGTCAACCGGAGTGGTCTGAGCATCCTTCACGGAATCCTCGACCGTTCCGGCCTGTCCAACAGTCTTGTCCTTTTCGGATTCGACTTCATTATCCTGAGAGGCCATAAGACCCAATCTCCTTAATATTTAAGCGGCCAGTCCCAAAAAACCGCGAGAATAAGCCAACAGGCTCCGCACATACTGCCAAGCCTGTTTAGTGTGGACTGTCTTTTTGAACTCATACGAACGCCCATCGAACCGGAATTGAACCGAATCCTTGTCGCCATTCAGCAATTCCTTGTATCGGGCGTTGAACTCGGTCGCACGGGCGAACATGCGCTCCATCTGGGCGTGGGTCATCTTCATGTCGGGCAAACGCCATTCCGGCGCATTCGAGTTCACCGGAGCATCCTTGCGAAGAAGCACAGGCCCAAGCTCGCTATTATTGACGACCTTCACGCGAAGCTTCGTCAAATCCGTCGCGCTCGTGGAATAATCACGGCCAGCCGTTTTGCCAGCGGCCTTGTAAATCGTCATCAGATCATCCGAGTTCAATTTCAACCCGGGGTCGTTCGAACCGACGATTGGAGCCACCGTACACTTGCAACGATTGTGCATGGGCATCAAATCAGCCCTCGTGAACGTGTTCGTGGCGGCTACGACGCACAGGCCACAGGAACCCGTCTTCGACAATTCAGGATGGATGACACGCCTGTAACGTTCGACACCGGAACTCCTGTAACGCGACTGGATGGCACGATTCTGCGTCACATACCCGTCAGTGACCGCATTGTTCTCCAACTGGATTTTCGCGGACATCAGCCAAGCCTTAACATGGTCGGCTACGGACTGGTCGGCATCCTTCAGAATCTCATCCCACGTCGCCGGTCGAATCCCAGGATTCTTCACAGCCTGAGTACGATACTCGTCCGCGACCCTCATGGCGACCTGCCACGGGTCCGTGTTGGCGCGAACGACCTCATATTGGGGAATCTCACCCAAACCGTTCACACCGGCCAAACGAAGCATCGTATCCGCATACGAGATGCCCTGCTGGCGCATCGCCTTCACGAACGCGATATGCTGCTGCGTCACATAAGCCGCAGCGCCCTCGGCCACCGCATCATTCCACCAGTCTGAAGGAGTCAGGCTACGCCACATGTTCCAAGCCCTGCGGACGAACTCGTCAACCAGCTTCAACCGCTGGTCATCCAACGCCTGAACGGCAGCCAACGCGCTATCGGCCATCAGACCCCCATAACGTCGGACGAATCATCCGACGATGACCCATCGGACGACATCGAATCCGATCCAGAGCCGGTGGAGAACGAATCCAAACCGGACCCGTCACCCAGATACGAATCGTTCATCGTCGCATCCGTCTGCTTCGCCGACGAATCCAAAGCCGCGTTCTGCCGCGCCATGGCATTCAGGAAACTCGTATCCTGGGCATCCTGAATCATCTCCGCGATCTCCGTCTCGGTCATATGCAGATAACGGCGGGCGATGGTCTTCAACGGAAGAACACCCTTCACCTGAGCCGCCGCCTGACACTGCTCCAACTCGGACGGAAGCTCCAACGGCTCCCAAGTCGTCTCGAAACGCTCCTCCGAAGCATTACTGCCGGAAGCGGTCAACGCCATCTTCAACAGGAGCACGAAAGCGTCATTGGCCCTCATGTTCATGTCGCGGACCTTCAACCGCAGCATACGGGTCGTCAGCTTCGCGCCCTCGGCGGAACCAGCCACATCAGGCGAAAGAATCGACAACGGAGTGCCAGTGGCGCCGGCCAGAAGCTTCACATCGGACGCGGCCGCATTCACGATCGGCGTGATATCCGTAATGGACGATTCGCCAATCTTCGCATCGGCGGGAAGCAGCCACAACGCGGCGGGACCCATCTCGAACAGTTCCGAATAGTCGATCTTGTCACCGGCCTGAGCCTTACCGGCCTTGACCGCAGGGTCGTTCTTCTGGTAATACTCAGGCATGTCGCCGGACACCCAACGCTGCTTGAACGCCTGCATCTCCTGAATGCAGAACCGTTGGAACCGCTGCTGGTCGATGGACCTCAACGTCTTCAAGGAAGCCTCGAACTGGCCCTTGCCGTTAGGAGTGGTCAACTGCACGATGGGAAGGCACCCGCAATCAATGGCGAACTTCCAATCATCGCCGGAAGACTGGCCCTCCCACTCGAACTGCGCCTCGAACTCCGGGCGCTTCTTCGAATCGTCGTTGGCAAGGTCATACACGGTATCCTCGTCATCGACCGAATCGGAAGGCAACGTGCGCGACTTGACCTCATGCTTCGCGGTACGCGAATAGACGCTCTGAATCTCACCGTCATCATTACGGACGATGCGATACAAAGTCAACCGTTCGATCTGCTCTTCCTCGGACCACCCATACACCACAGCCGAATCCTTGTCATCGGACACAACCGTGCTCCACGGACTCAACCGTTGGATATACGAAGGATTCTCCCTGCCGAGAACCATCGCATACGCGGCACCGTAAATCGACGCGTCCATGAACATGTTCAACGAACGGACATCCATACCGCACTTATCCCACATGTCATCCGCATCCGTGCTCCGCATCGTCTTATCGGCGACAAGACGAAAACCGGTAGGATGCTGCGACGTGATAACCGCATCCGCAATCGTATGCGCCAGATTCAACGGGCAGATATCCACAAAACGCCTATACACGGCACTGGCCGTAGTGGTCGCCGCCTTCGGCACGGACTGCAACGGAACCGTCTCACGACCGTCATAAAACGTCTTCAACACACACAGGTCAGGAATACGATTCTGCAAACGCGTCGCAAGACGCGTCAACGCCATACCGTCACCATCAGGCTCGTCATCACCAGTAACAAGACTCTGCATATTAGAAGATGTGGAAGCCATACGAACACTCCAAAAATCACCAGACCCGCTGCGGCATCACCCGCTGCGGAGTATCATCCTCGAACTGGCCCAAATACTTCTCACGCGCCGCATAAGCCAAAACGCCAGCCATGCACGCATCGATTTTGTGCGGACTCTTAGGCGTCTCCTTATGAATCTGATAGCCCCAACTCTTCTCACGCCGCTTCGCGTTACGGAAATGCGACACGAGCCTCGGGTCGGCACACAAAAGAATATTATTCGGGTCAGGCTCCCCCTCCTCAACAGGCTCGGGAGCATACTCAAACGACGAATGCGCGCACTGCAACGCACGATACATATCCTGCGACCAGTTATTCGTCCAAAACTTCATCATCGAAGACTGGCCACGGGCGAACACCTTCATGCCACGCCCATACTCAGCCTCCCAGCCGCCAATCATCGACTCGAAGAAATGCGCATCAGCGAAACAGCCGATGACATTGTAATTCTCGAACATACGACGCACGGCGGCATCGAAACCATCACGGTCAACACGCCAATCAGGGTCCGCATTATCAGGCCGCTGCTGCAACTTGATAAGAAACAGCAGACCATCGGACACGCGACAACCAACCAACGCGGTCGAATCATTACGAATCGAACCATCGAACCCAAGCGTGATCTCCTCATCCTCGTCAATGAAATCCTTCCAGACCCCATCCAAACGAGACGACGAGCCGACAGCACGGCCATACAAATCCCTGTAAGCCAAATGCGACTGGATCGCAGGCTCCGTAAGCCACGAATCCTCACTCGACGCACGAGAGTTCAAATAATAACGAATCGAATCATTCGGGTCCGAATCAGGCTGGTAAATCTGCCCCATCAGACCATGAATGTCAACCCAACCATCCTTCGACGGCCCCGGCTCGACGCCATCATCACGAAGCGAGAACCCCTCAACCGAATAACCATCGGCATCAACGGCCTCGATACGCCCATCAGGAAGAATGATGTAATCCTTACCATCATCCGAATGGGCGGCAGAACCATACGACTCATACAACGCGTGCTCAAGCTTCTTCTCATCAGGAAAATCCTCGATAGGAAGCGTCGAATACCGATAGTCGAAATACAAGCCCTTATAATGCTTGGAACGGCCAGCCTGAATATCCTCCGCGATCTTCAACGTGTTCTCCGCCACACTGTTCTGACCCGGACGGAAATACGTCGTCATCTCCAACACCCAAGGGTCGGCATCCAACGAACGCTTCGGAAGATTACGCTGAACCGTCTTATACATCGAATGATGCTTCGGCAGCGTATACAGATGCACCTCATCCATCAACGCGAAAGTCTCAAGACCACCATCCTTCGACGCATCACCGGAAGTCGTGGGAATAATCTCCCCACCCTCCGGCAAGCCGATACGGGTCTTCGTGACCTCCATGCCGAAACCCTGCAACTGGGCCAACGGGCCGGAAGTGCAGTTATAGTAAATCGAATCGAAGATATTGCCCGACTGGTCCTCGGACGTAGCCAAACACAGAATCTCAGGACGCTGGACAGGACGGCCAACAGGCTCACCCGGCAGATAATAGTAAGTCTGACCAAGAAACGTATACGTCTCACCCGGCTTAGCCCAATGGTCGAAACGACACGGGCCAAAAGCCTCGAACAAGGCCAGATCATTACCCAAACCACTCTTGTTGCAACCCTTCGGACGCCACAAGCTCACACGATTGAACCTGCGCCGACCATCCGGCTTCAACGCATAGGCGTTCAAATAGAACTGGATATACTCAGGACTATGAGTGACAGGCTTACCGGTCGCACCACCGCGACCTATGAGACTGAACGTCTCAACCCACCACAACGCCAAACGTCCAAGACTCCTACGCCTATCCTCATAAGTCAGGTTAGGAATCATCAAATGCATGTCAGCCAGCCGCCTCGATCTTGCGACGCCAAGCATCGATATCCTGAATCACAGCATGATTCGAACCATCCGAAGCGGCATGGTCGTCAGCCTCCGGCACATCGAACTTCAACGCGCGCATCGAAGCCGGAGTCCAACCCAACTCGTCAAACAACTGGCGCACGACCGGCATCAACGTCGCATAACGACGAGTCGAAAGCATCTCATTGATCGTCGCGAAACCCAACTGGACAGCCATCCAGGAAGGAGCCGAACGCAACATCGAAGCATTCGGACTACGCCGATACTCCTCATACCAATGAGCAACCAACGGCAACCACTCCCCACCCTTGGGGAAAATCTGGTTAGCCGGAGGCAAATCAGGCCCCAACTTCCCATCAGGAATCTCCAAAACCTGATTACCGGAATCACTCGTCTTCCTGCCCATAACATCACTCCCCGCAAAGCCCCATTACGGGACGACAAGCGCGAAGCCCGTTACGGCACTACGCGCACCTGCGATGAACGACAATCCGATTAGCCAACGAGTTCTCACCACCCTGCTCCAACGGCACACGCCAAGCGCCAACCGGAAAATCATCACTCAAAACATCAACCGACCGGTCAAGCGGCAACCCACAAACCGGACACGTATGAGAACACGCGTTCCACTCGTCCTCGGCAGTCCAAAAACCAGTAGGAACACTCCCCCGCCGCCCGACACGGGCATTCGACCGAGGCTCCCACAACACCGACTTCAACGGCTGCGGAGTACGATTGGGAGCCGCACCCTCAGCCTTCAAACGCTGGAAACGCTTACGACAACGAGCCGAACAAAAAGCCTTGTCCCGACGCTCAGTCTCAAAAAAAGAGCCACACGCCAGACACGCACGACTCATACGACGCTTACGGGCACCACTGCCACTACGCCGCCAACGATCATAATGAGACCTACACATCCCATGAGCATGAACAGGCCCATCACACCCATTCACACTGCACTCACCCTCAGCTAACCGAACGCGGGATGCCTGTACCAACGAGCCTCCTCACGCTCAACCCTCTTCCTTCGCCGCGCGTCAGCCGACTCCAAACCAGTCTTATAAGAATGATGAGCACGACAAAGAACCTGAAGATTATCCCAAGAATCATCATCAGGCTGACCATCCTCGGCACGAACGATATGATCGACCTCATTCGCATGAGCGCCACACGGACGCAACACGCCATCATCACCGATCACCGGATACTGGCAACGCCACCCGTAATAATCCAACACCTCACGACGCGTCCGCTCCCAACCAGGATTGAACCGTTCCTTGCGATGCGACTTATTCCAATCGTTGGTCATCACCACTCCTCAGTGCTTCAGGAGGGAATCGAACCCTCACGTCACAGGACAACGCATTTTGAGTGCGCCGCGTCTACCATTCCGCCACCAAAGCAAAAGAACAGGCAACCCCCATGCCACACTCACCACAAAACATGGGGATTGCCCGGCATCTAACCCAAACCGCCATAAGGAAATCCAATGGCAAAAAATGGCTTTTTACCGCCAGCCACGGCGCGCGGATGCTGAGGGAGTCGAACCCCCGAACCGTTCCCGGTCGCCACCTTAGCGAGGTGGTGCAATAAGCCACTCTGCCAAGCATCCAAAAGCAAGAGCCGCCGCAACGACTCAGGAGACTGTTCCCGCAGACTAGGCGGGTCAGCTGAAACTAGAGCCGCCACAAGACGACTCCGAAGACCTTTCCCACAACCTGTGGGTAGGCTGAGCACAGCATGTTGGACTCGAACCAACATCGACGGTTTTGGAGACCGTAATGCTACCGGTTGCACCAATGCCATATGTGGATGGTCACACCCATGAAGCGTGACCATCCACCGAGTCGCCGTTAACGGAAGCGTCCGCCGCTTTCATCTCCAGACAAGCCAACACCAGCGGTAGGCGCTTGCCTTCGGGGGTAGTACTACTTCCCCAACGCGGAATGTGAAGGATTCGAACCTCCGGCACCTCACAGTGCGACTGCTTTCGAGACAGTTGCATTAAACCACTCTGCCAACATTCCAAACCCAACTTAGTTATTGTCCAAGTTGGCATGACAGCGGCATGGTGGACTGGCTTTTACCACCAACGGCAAGGAACGTAGTCGTTTAAGCGCCCCGTTTGGCCGTACCTCCCCTTCGGTCATCAACCACCTGATTAAGGCAAGGAGTCTCTTGTCCCCCACAAGTTCCATGCAGGACGTTTCGAGCAATGCCATAAGTTTCACGGACAGCTACCTCCGTGAAACCTAGAGCAAACCTCGGGAATCGAACCCGACAACCAAAAGGCTGTGCCAACAGGATTGCAAGTCAGCCCCAAAAAACAAATGGCGCAGCCATATAGGCGACACCGGATGGGACCGGCACAAGAAACGAGGATGAACAAAATCTCACGGACAATCCAAACACACACACTATATTCCGGGATTCATCCACCCTCAAAGGGTCCCCAGCCGGATTCGAACCGGCATCTCACCACGCATGGTCAAGAAGAGCCAGAAAACCACGCGCGACTAACACTCCCACAAGAGCGATAGGAACCATGTGCGAGATCAAACGGCGGTACCAACAAGCCTCTCGCATTGGACTTGAAACCGAATCGCACCTTACCTAGGAAGATGCCATCTGCGGACAGTGAGAGATTCGAACTCCCGGACCCGTTAGAGTCGGTCGCTTTCGAAGCGACTACCTTAAACCAGACTCAGCCAACTGCCCCTAGCGGTGCTCCTTATGAACACAAACGTCCCAACGATCGGAATCCTTAACCAAGAGACAAGGAGCACCACCGAACCGCTTGCCGGAACGACACCCACAAGGACGCCACGCGTCCTCCAAAATTCATTCCGACATGCGACAGCATACTCATACCTAACGTTGCATCAACGTTGCAATGAAAACGGCGTAGAATACGGCGTGTCGCGTGGTATGCTGAAGACGATTTCAATGTGAACCCAACATCGTCGTTGTCATGTCACGTTTCATGCGCGGACTTTTTCAGACGGCGCGCACTATTTCTACCATTGACCCGACGGCCCCGACCACACTCCCCGGAGGACCCTCCCCCAGCCCCGGTTGGAACGTTTGTTCGATGGTACAAATGTTCGTTCGTACAGTTGTACGTATGCGCGTCATTGTGTCGTATTCCTTATTATTTATATCTATCTTGCTCAATATTTTTTGTCCGTATTTCAGTATCTTGCTTGACTTTATTTTTCCTTGTGCTACTCAAACTCTTTTTTCGTTTCATTTACCCCCTACCCATGTTTCGACACGCCGATAGAATGGCGCTGTTTCAACGTTTCGTCGTGGTCTGTTTTCTCAATTTGCTTACACCATTATTGGTGTGTATAGTGATAACCAACAACCGGTTAGGCAGTCAGCCTAGCAAGGTTGGTGTGACACTCTAGACCACACCACTTGCAACCGGTTGGGAGCAACCGGCAGATGAAGCCGTGGCGGTTAGGTGCCTAGGCACCGCATAGCCTAGCCTGAGATGGTTAGGGGGGCGTATCGAGTGTATGCGCCGGAAAACTGCCATGAGTGGAACGTTGGTCACTGTGCTGAGGCGCAGTGTCCAGTCTGTGAGCGTTGCGAGTGTTTGAAAAATGAATAGTGTTACCGAAAGCCGGTAGTTTGAGCTTCACCCCTTTTTTTGGGGGTTAGGTGGCGGCGTTTTTCGGGGTGTGTGCATAATGTCCACTATGTGGGCGTGGCCGATAGTGTCGGTTTTGCCTAGGCAGTGCACGTGAACTCGATTGACAATGTTGAGCGCGAGAACTCGTAAGGGGGTACCGCCGACGTTTGGCGTAGTGTGAGAGACTACCGCCAATGAGGATAGGCCGATAGATAGGTGGCAATGTCAATGTTTCGCCATGCGTGAGCGTGGTTGGCGGCATTGACTGTAAACCACGGCATAACGGGTTGCGAGGGTAGACATATCGTAGCGCCCGTCAACTGCTTTATGGGCGGTTGGTCACGAATATAGTTCGGGGACTATGCGGACAATAAAAGTCTATAGGGGGTGCGTATGCACCTCTGCACCACTGTAGCGAGTGGTGTTAGCCGATAAAAATCTTCACGGGCGTAATCCGCAAGGGTTGCGCCCCTCTCGCCACTGTTTAGACCTTGATGGGGTGCGATACTCCATAGTGGCACGCAATTAACCAATCAACACTAGACCTTAAGGGGGTTTATTATGGATACGAATATGAAAGTGCGCATAATGCGCGACTGTCTCACTGCGGCGCGTGAGTCCCTACCGTCTTGCTCCCCGGAACTTTGGGTGCGTGAAATGCCGATGCTTGAATTTCACGGCACCATGGCGGCGGAGTCAATGGCGCGTCATGCGCTTATTATCGCGTTTCGCGTTATGGCAATGCGATCCACGTTGTTCGGTACTGCAAACGACTACACGACAGACGTGCGGATCACGCGCGTTCGCGGAAGCCGGAGGCGTGTCACCGTCTACGGTGAGACGAATACCGGATATGCTTGCAAGGTGGTGTGCACGCCATTGTGGGACACCACCGTTTTCGGCCCGTTACCACCGTGCCTTATGGCTAAGGTTGATACGTGCGTCTGGTCGGATACCGGTTGGAATACGGTCATACGTGATTATGTCAATCTCGTGTGACGCGTCCAGCTTTACAAATGTAACCAACAAACAAGCGGAGGTTAAAAAATGACTGTCAAAATCGTAAAGGTTCGGAGCCTGACCACGTTGCCGTGCGCATACAGCAATACCGTTGACGACGGGTATTTTCGGTATGTGACGGTTGACGGCAAACGTGTGGGCGACGTGGTGAAATTTAAGCCCGATTGGGGTGGGGACTACGTTTTTTACGAAGAATGGCACGACGGAAAACGTGGTGTGCAAATCAAGGCGCGCACATTGGCTGACCTTAAAAGAAAAATTGCCGACCACTATCAAAATTAATGTAACCAACTAATAAAAAGGGAGTATTGAAATGACCACTGATGAAATGTTTGACGTGTTGCTGGAAACGCTGGGGGCCGAGGATTTTCTGGATGAATTGGTCAAGGCGTTGAACAGCGACGAACAGCGGGAGAACTTCGAGTTTATCGCGCGTATGCAGGGTATCGAGCTGGATGATTCTGAAAGCGAGGACTGAAATGGATATCAAGGATATCGAGAGCGGAGCTAGCCACGTTGCCAATGAGGTATTGCTATTGCTGTGCAATGACAGAAAATGGCATGACTCATGGGTGGATTATGTGGCCTTTATCAAGACCAGTGATTTTTACGACAGGTGGCCGCATAAGGCCGTTGATCTGATGGCGGTTGACCTGTTCTACAGAATGCATGACGCTGGGGCGCTTGATGGACTGGGCGAGGATGCCATACTAGCCGACCATTTTTATGCGGCGGGTAGAGCTGTCATTCACACCGTTCGTGATGCCGTCAACGATGGACGGTTGCCGTTCTGACTTGTAGCCCTCTGTGGGCTATGGCGCGGCTTAGTGGTTTCTGTGGGGTGCGATTCCTCACCCGCGCACTGTGCCGTCATGTGGCGGCGGAACAACATTCTCTATGAAAGTGGGTAATCATGTCTGGGTTTAATTCCGTTGATGATTTTTACGACGTCATGGCGGGGCGTCATGGTTTGCATGAGTCTGAACCGGACGGCCGCGCATTGGAATTGTATTCATGCAATGGTGCCGAGTTCCCGGACGGTCTGGACGGTTGCAGCCTTGACGTTATCACAGCGCCGTCGCCTGAGTTCCTTGCGTACATGCGTGGGAATGATAGTCCGGTGCCGCCGCCCGGGTACAAGGATATGGCCGACGAAATTAAGGGCATATGGGACGTGTACAACGGTGGTTCCGCCGAAGCCGACTGGGGACGGCTGGCCGACTTGTATGACGCGCACAATCTAAGCCTGAGCGTCATTGCCGATTACGAGTTCATGGATTGGCCTGAGACGTTCGGCGACATACTGAACGGCAAAGGGGCGGATTGCTGGAATCTCGACGGTATGGTGTGGCACCTGTACAGCCATGAGGAATGCACTGTCGATGATTCTGAGGGCGCATGGCCTGGCCTTGACGACTTGCTGGAATTCATATCTTCCGATGACGTTGAGACGTGCGCCTATGCGCAGCAGTTTGTCGAATGCATGGATTCGGGCGACTATGTGGCCGCGTGCAGGGCGCTTAAGGCTCTCGACTTGGAACTGTGGTATTCAAACCTGTCTCTGACGTTGTCTCGCTGAAAATCAATCAATCTGAAAGTGAGGAAAAAGAAATGTATGTGCATTGGATTCGCAAGGATACGGCTGAGGACGCCGACTTGTACGAGGAACTGCGTGACGCATGGGACGGTATCGACTACGCTGGTCTGCCGTCGTTCGATGACGTGCTGCCGGACATTCTGGAATGGGTGCGGGGTATCCGCGTGGCCGACACTGTGTTCAACGATTACACGTATCGGGCTTCGCGGCTGCTGTACTTCGATAACGCGCTAGATGAAAGCAATATTGAGACTGCCGTGCGGTGGCTGTCCGATTACGGTTATGTGCCGCGCGCGTTCTGCGGTGTCGGCTATGCGATTGAGTTGACGGACGGGTATGGCGGACTGTCGGATCAGGCCGTCGTCCAATATGCGATAGACATGATTATCAAGGACGGGCGCTACTACCCTGTGTTGGATGAATCCGATTACGAGCGGCGTGAGGACGCGTGGCTGCGGGATTACTTCGATGGTGAGGTGTCTGACGCCATGTTGGGCGGAGCTGACCGTGATGCCGTGTTCGAAGCTTGGCGGGATGATGCCGACCCGGTGTCGAGCGACATGTATTTCGACGTGGAAAAGCTTCCTGGTTATATCGAGACCGCCAAGGGAGGTAAGCGGAATGCGTAAGGGTGTGAAGCTGGCTGGACTGCTGGCCGTAGGTGTGGCGGCGTTCGCCGTGGCGTGTTCGCCGGTGTGCAATCCCGTGCCGGTGGCTGACCCTCATGGGACGCCTGAACAGCAATGGAATTGGTGGCGTGAGACGTATGCGACGGCTGACTATGGTCAGGCCGACTTGGCTGGCTACACGTCGCTGTCGGATATTCCGCAATGCGAGATGGAGGACGGCAGCACTGGTGACGGCTACGAGCGCATATGCGAGTGGCGCGGCGGTTCCGCTGGCAATCGTATGGGCGAGTCTTACGTGCTGGTTGACGGCAGCAAGGTGCTGTCGTGGAGCGGCACGGGGAAATGAAAGTGCCGGTCTCAGGTAGGACTGCGACCGGCCATGCAATCAATATTCACCACTAATTGCAAGGAGATTCTATCATGCCGTTTTCATTGTTGGGTGACGGAGAGTTTGAGTTGCGTCCTGAATATGATTCGGCCAAGTCGTTCTATGGCAAGGCTCGTGTCACATTCATGGGTGACGGTTCCGGCGCCGGCGTGACTCTGACATCATACGAGACGCCGATTGTGACCCTGTATCTCACTTCCAAGGGTGAGGTTGGGAGTGTCTTCTGGATTCATCGGCATCCGGCCGACCTGTCCAATACGACGTGGCGTCATATCCGTGAGTTTTTCAGGCAGGCTGGACTTAAGGCTGATAGCAAGGCTCAATGCTTGCGTGATTATGCGCGGGAGGCTGACTGACATGGCGCTGCTGTGGACTGTGGAATATGTGGGCGGCGCTCTGAAGGTGCGTCGTCACAGGTCTCAGGCTGAGGCTGAATCGTATCGGGATGAGGTCAATGCGGCTGCTGTCGGCAGCCTGTATCCGACCGGCTGTGACGTCACGGATGGCGATTCGGCGCGGCTCATCATGGTGGACCGGCTGGAACGCAACAATGTCGGATTGAGGTCGCGTCTCATGCGATTGAGTCTAAGAAAACTTGCGGAACTCACCGACGAGTTCTGCTGCTGAGCGAAAGGAAAGAACGATGAGTGTTGTTATTGATCGGAATGGGCGTCCCGTGTCTTATGAGGCTGCTGTGAATCTCATGGATGACGAGTTGCGGGAGCTGTTGCACGCGAATCTCGCGCCGTGTTCCGAGCAGGAGTTTTATGACGCTTATCTTGACGCGCATCTCGTCAAGTATGGCGAAGAGTTTCGTATCGATTGAAAGGAAAGAATGATGATTACCGTTGAAGAGTTGAAGGCAATGCCGTTGGATGAGCCGATTGGCGAGGCTGTCGTGAATGACATCGAAGTGATGGCGGCTACCGGTTTGAGCCATTTCATCAAGAAGAGTTTCGAGCCTTGCGAGGGTGTCTACCGTATCGATGATTTCGGCGATTACGTGACTGATGAGGATTGGAGGAAGTTCTGGTCCAAGTTGCCTGAGTGGTGTGAATGGACGTTCATGTTGCATGACAATGCGCATTCCGATGACTATTGGAATTTCACCACGGAAGTATTGGGCGGGCTAACTCCCGTTGAGATCGGTGAGCAATACGACGCTTCCTCTGATTACGACCTTGACTTCGTATTCTACACGGAGGCCGACGATGAGGGTCATGTGTGATGGATACCCATGATTCGGATGTGTGTGCGAATGCGGTCGGCAAGTCGTTGGAGGCCGTCAGATTGCTGTCGAATCTTGGGAGCGGGAACGCTCCCGATTCGGCTTACGTGCTGGCCGCCTACGACCAGTTGACGACGGCGGCGTACCTGTTGCATCAGATTATCCCTTGGACCAAGGAGGAAAAACAGTGAGCAAACATGGCTTCTTCTCCCCTATCGCCGAATACGATGGATTCGATTACGCGTCCGGCAGGTCGTTCTGGCGTCGTCGGTCGTTTCCGTCGCTCCTGTGCGAGTGGCTTGGCGAATGGTTCCGTGGCGTGAGGGCGGCTCGCATGGGCTATTCGAACTGGCTGTACGTCCAGTGTTCCGGCGGCTGCATGATTCCAGTGGACATGCTGGACTGGAATGAGGATTGGATTGATTGATGTCAGCGGCGGCAGGTTCGCTTGCCGCCGATGTTAAAGTAAGAGACGAATCGTTTTGAAGGAGTGTTGTCATGCGTACGGTGAAATTCACGAAGAGGCATGGTCATAAGTGGGATGAGACGGGCACCGTGTGGCTTGAGTTTCCGGTGGACGAACTGCGTAGACGTTGCGTGGACGGCTATTTGGACCGTCTGGCGGGGACGGAGTGCAGCGAGTATCTTATCCCATCCGAATCGTTGGGTGACGAGGCGAAGCGTCTCGCCGACGATGATGATGCCACGCAGGAGAATTTCGACAGGTTCAGCGATAAGGTTGGCGAGTATGCGGACTCCCTGTCCGAGGACATGCTGGTCTCGTGGTTCGTGCTGTTGAACGACCCCGTGACAATCGTTTCGAGCGAGGTCGAGGAAGACTGACGTGGGTTTGCGTGCGCTGCGTGAGCGTTCCGGGCTGACGTTGCAGCAGTTGGATTCGCTTACGGGCGTGGATTTCACGCGCCTGTGGGTGTATGAGAACCATGCGGACGAGGCGCGGAACATGTATTTGGGTACGGCTGCGAAGCTGGCGCAGGCGTTGCATTGCAACGTGTTGGACCTGTATCCAGATGAGCATGTGTGGCGTGGCGGCGTGTCCGCTGGCGTCGTCGGATTGAAGAACATTCGCAAGGCACGCAAGTTAACGCAGGTGGAGCTGGCTGGATTGAGCGGCATCGCACGTCCATCCATCTCCCGTTTTGAGACGAATGGTCGTCCTGTTTCGCAAATGTATTTGCGGACGGCGTTACGATTGTCTGAGGCGCTGCAATGCGACCCTGTGGATTTTCTTACGGAAGGATACTGACATGGGCATGAGGGAACTCAGACTGAAGCGCGGCATGACACAACAACAGCTCGCCGACAAGGCAGGGCTTACTCAACAACGTATCGGAGCCTATGAGAATGGTGTCAATTCTATCGAGAATATGACGCTTGATAAGGCGATTCGTATTTGTGACGCGTTGCATGTCAAGAATCCTCGCAAACTTTTGGAAGATGATTCTGATTCTGAATCTTCTGCGGATTCTAAGTGACCCGCAGAAGATAATGTTCAGCCGATAGTATCGGCGCGAAAGTAAGGAGGTGGCATAGTTGCCGGGAATAAGCAGGTTTTTCGGCATCGTCATTTACATGTACGCCAATGACCATGGCCCCGTGAAGCATTTTCACGCGGAATATAATGGCCATTGGGCTAAGTACTCGTTTGATGGCGATTTGATTAAGGGCGGTTTGCCTAGGAAACAGGAACGTTTGGTATTGGCGTGGGCCGAAATACACCGTGAGGATCTCGAATCCAATTGGAAGTGTGTGGAGGCCCATGTGCAACCCGGACACATCGAGCCGCTTAGGTAAGGAGGTTTATTCATGTGTGACGGTGTTGTTTTGGTGACTGACGCGGTACCGCTTGACGGCCACCGTGTGGCGGTCAGGTTCAGCGATGGTTATAGCGGCGTCTTGGATATGGCTAAGTATTTTGGCTATCCGGCGTTCGCTGGGTTGAATGATCCTGCGGTGTTCGCTACTGCGCGGGCTGGTCTCGGTACGGTGTTGTGGGGTGACGGCGATATAGACGTCGCACCTGATACCGCGCGTGAGGAGGCCGTGCCGTTGGGCGCGTAGGCCGCGTCTATGAATCCCGGTTGCTTTTGCTGCCGGGATTTTGTTTATTCGAACGTGTTTGGCGGGGTTCCCCGTCTGATGAAAATACCCCAAGAGTGTTGCATCACTCTTGGGGTTTCGCTTAAAACAAACCGATTTATAAGCCCTCTCATTTTAACAAGGGGGCTGGAAAGAGAGTATCTGAAATGACTATACTTATTGACAACAGCAAGGCAGTGGAAATCTCTATCCGCGAGTGGGATGAGGAAAACACGCAGTACGGCCTCGACTGGTCTGCTGATTTTTTCACTGTCGGAAACCTGGAATCCATCGACGGCTCTGAGCCGGACTGCATTCCGGCCTACATTGTGGAAGACGTCGATTACTGCATTGAGCAAGCGAACGACATGGTGGCCGGTATAGGCGACTTTGCAGAAGCCGGCCCGCAGCCGAATCAGGTTGTTGACGTGACGGAACTCGACCGGAGCGCGTACCTAATCTGTGAAATTGATCTTTATCAGCTTTCGAGTGAAATCTACAATCACGGGTTGAACGTCAAGGATACGGAAATCATATCCGGCATGTGTCCCGAGGACACTATCAAGGTGGTTTTCATGGATGGTTCGGCATGCTGTGTGGGTATCGATCCTAATTTCCCTCTTTGCGTCAACTTCTCGTATTATGCGGATGAAAGCTGTCGTGATGGTGAGTTTTCGACGAGTTGCCATGATTTCGAGGGCGAGTTGGATTATCTCACCGGTGTGAAGGACATTTGCGGCGGGTTGCGCTAGTCGCGTCTGCCGGTTTCGATTGTTTAGTTTCAGGGCGTGGCGATTGTGTCACGCCCTTTGTTTTCAACGTTTTTCTTTTTTTAATTAATTAATTGCAAGGGAGATTGTGTCATGGAAGTCTCTAATAATGTTTCGTTGCCGCCCGTGATTGTCGGCTATGTCGGTCGGGTTGTCGCTCAATGGTGGGCACGTTTCGATGATTGTGGCACGCCTGATATTAATGAGTATCCACTTGCTCAAACGGAAGGCAAAGCTAGGTATCTTTCTTCGGCTGCTCGGAAGCAGAGGGAAGTGCTTAAAGCTCCTTGGGTGATGGCTTTATATTTGGAAATCAATGCAATTGCATGCAATGGTGACATTAAAAATTCATCTGAATGGAAACCTCAGGAATCCGAATTTGTCAATTGGGCTGTGGCACTGCATCGTTTTCTAGTAAAGGAGTGGGGAATTGATCCATCGCCGGCTTTGGTGGGTAAATATGCTCCAGGCATAGCCAGACCGGCCAATAACGTGTCCATTCAGATTATTGATGCCGATTTCAAGCAGCGGTATAGTCAACAAATCCGAGACGATGTTGTGAAGTTGAATCCTGGTTTTCTTATTTTGATTCCTTCAGATATGTCTAAAGGCGACATTGGCAAGTTGCGCGATGTCTGTGCCGGAGCTGAAGGCAAATCGTTGTACTATGCTCCGGAAAAGTCGACTTTGCGTATCGGGAAAGTCACAACGGTTGATGCCGAGCATTTCTGGAAGCCAGTAGCGCCGGGAATGTGTCGATATTGGGCGGTCAGACCGATGGCCATCGCTGAGACGCGCCCTATTCCTGACATAAAGTTGCATCGCAAATGGGGAGTTTATGAGGCTCTTTGTTTGTCGATTGGACATGTTTGGCGTTCGCAATATCCGCAATCGTCGGAAGGAAGTCGAGAGGAACGCTATTGGAACATTGTTGATGCGGTGAGCGCGAAGACCTCGCATTTCCGTATTTACAATTATCGTACCGTTCATCGTGCCAACATGACGGATTATGTGCATCGTGCGAACGGTTCCAACATTTTGCATGGTATGAATGCGTTGATTGCGATTTCTGATGCCGGTGAGTCTCTGGATTGTGCGGCTATGGCAATCGGTCAGAGTCGCCATTTGGGTGGAGGTTTTCTTGTACCGGCGGATTTTGCCGTAAGCGTGTGTCAATCGGATAATGATTTCGAAAAGGGGGTTCCAACATGGCTGAAATGAGTCTGGAGCAGCGGCAATACCTGACTGCTAAACAAAAAAGCAACGAATAAACATGGACTAAAAAGGAGTACACCATGAACGGCAACTACAAAGGTACGGAACACTACACGCTGACCAAAACCGAAAACGGGTGGCATGGCGACCCGGACGATTGCGAATGGCAATGGTTCGACTTTCCTGATCTGACATTCACCGATGACGGTGACTGCCAGTTCTATTTGGAGGCTGAATCCATCGATATGGCGGTCGAACTCGACGAATACCGAGAATTTCTCGCCATCCTTTCCAATGAGATAGAGGAACTCCGGCAGCAGATTGATGCAGTTGGATAGAAGTGGCCTAACCCGACCAAACTTCTTGACACTCCCGTGGTTGAATCCACGGGATTCCTGCGCACTAATCATGTCAGCAAAAGAAAGGACAAAAATGTTTACAGCACTTGAATGGACCACCGGCGCGAAGGTCATTGTCAAGCCAATCGCCATCCGCCGCCCGAACGACGCATACGAGATGCTTCTCATAGCCGACAAGACCACGGGCAGGGGCGTATGGTTCGACACCCATGACGGCGAATGGTATATCGACCTTCAAGGCGTTGACGGCAATCTCATGCAGGAGGCTGAAGTGGTTGAAGATGTGTACGGTGAGAACGAAGAAGAGTGGGAGACCGTGGCAAACAAGCTGCTTGCCGAATACGGTCTTAAGCTCGGCGACTTCGACGAGAAGGCCGGAGACCGTTACACGCTAGTCGAGGTCTGACATGACGCGCGGAAAAAACAAGCGACTTCGCCTCATCCCATCCCACCTGCCGCTCATCCGCGACAAACTCGCCGACTTCGCCCAATACAGGCTTAGGGAACTCGGCTCGCAAACTCAATACGAGGCCATGATGGCCAACGCCTGGAGCATGACCGATCAGATCAGAACCGCGCAATTGTGGTGGGTCAGCCGAGATATGACGCGTCTGGCCGAGGACACCGTGCAGGCCGGAGATTTTCCGGAACCCGATCCGCCGGCGCAATGCGGGATGATATTTTTCGAGGGCGACGTGCAGCACATCTCATTCCACCTCGATAACGACGGGTTCGGCGAAACTCGCGTAGCCGCGATCCTATGGCAGGATGCGGGGCGCGAGAGCGTCAAGATATCGGTGTTCACCGACAATCCCGTGGGGATCAAGGAGATGCACGCCGATTCATTCGGCCTCCCCGTCGTCTCGCTCGCCCCTCCCGTCGTCCGCGATAACGACGGGAGCTTCCAGTGGCTCTGCGGCCTGCTGCACGCGGTGTGGGCGTTGAGCGCGGAACCGCATATCTGCGAGGCAAAACCGGCGAAACCCGATATGGCGCATCCGCTGCCGCAGCGTTTCGACCTGGAAATACGCAAAGTCAAGATGCTGGTGCTGCGTGAGAATCTGCATCGTCCGGGTGGAAGCGCCGATGATGACGAGCGGGTGCGGCGTGAGTATTCGCATCGTTTCATCGTGCGTGGTTTCTGGCGCGATCAGGCGTATGGGCCGAATCATTCGCTCCGCCGACGCCAGTGGATACCACCGTTTGTCAAGGGTCCGGCCGACAAGCCTTTGATCTGCAAGGAGACGGTGCGCATATGGAAACGGTGAGCGACATGATCGCCGGTTTTCTCGCCGGCCTGACGCCGAGCACAAGGGCGGGGTATCGGAGCGTCGTATCACGATGGCTCCGCTGGTGTGCGGATAACGGCATCGACATGCTGCGGGCGAAGCGCACCCATATCGAGGTGTTCGCCGCCTATGACGACGACATGCGGCCAGCGGCGAAAAGCACGGTGTACAAGACTCTGAGCGTCGTTTGCTGCCTCTACCGCTACCTCTGCGAGGAGGGATATATCGACTGCGATCCGGGCGAGCATGTGCGCAGGCCGAAAATGTATGGTCATTCGGACGGCACGTATCTCACCCGCGAGCAGGCTAGGCTTTTTCTGGCCGAAGCTCGTGGTATGGATGCGCGGACGGATGCCCTGTGCAGTCTGCTGCTGTTGACCGGTGCGAGGGTCGGTGAGGCGCTCGGATTGGATGTCGAAGACTGTCATCTGAATGACGGGCGTCCGTGGGTGCGGTTCGACCGCAAGGGCGACTGGTCCCAGCGTGTAGCCATCCCCTCCGAGGCGTCCAAGGCTCTCGCACGACTCATTGGCGGACGTAAGCATGGTGCGGTGTTCCGTGAGGATTCCGGCGCGCGTCTGCGACAGCAGACCGCCGTGGGCATCGTATCGGCTGTGGCATTGCGTGTGGGCGTGCCTGGAATCTCGCCGCATTCATTGCGGCGAACGTTCTGCACGCTCTCCCGTGACGCCGGCGTGCCGGACAGGGACATCATGGCCGCAGGCGGTTGGAACAGTCCGCAGATGCTCGACTATTACGACATGTCCCGTCGCGGGCTGAATGGCAAGGCTGGCGACGGATTGCAGAGGTTCTTGAATAGTGGATGAATTGAAATCCAAAGGAGCTGTTGACCGAGAAAAATAGTGGGGGTGGTTTAAATCCACCCCCATTCATGTGCCATTGTAGATCACTCAGTTACGTTTAACGCAGCGTGTAGCCAATTGTCCACTAATTCGGCTTCGTTGACTGGCTCGAATTGCATGTGCGCGTATGGTAGGAACACGATCTGCGCTATCCGGTCTCCCTCATGGATTTCAAACGCCTGTTCGCCCATGTTTCTGAGGATTACGCCGACTTCGCCACGATAATTGGCATCGATTACGCCGGGCGCGTTCATCACGGTGATGTTGTGTTTCAACGCCAAGCCTGAGCGTGGGCAGATTAGGCCGACGTATCCAGCTGGAATAGCCATGTATACGCCTGTGTGTACGAGTGTTTGACTACCCGCGCAGATGATCGTGTCCTCGTTGGAACGTAGGTCTGCTCCACCATCGTTCGCGTGAGCGTAGCCAATATTGTTTGTCTTGAGGAATTGTATTTATGTGTTTCGGATTTAAATCCGACTGATTCTTTTCTCTCAGCAGAAAAGACTTCATTTCTGTGTTGGTGCGCGTGGCGTTTTCTTCATGCGCACCAATACACCCTTACACTAGTGCTTAACGATATGGACGCGGTTGTCCATATGAAAAAGAAAGGACGCAAGAATGCGTGCACTTACCATCTGCGTGCACTTACCATCGAAGATTTGAATGCTGCTGCACATGTTGGCGGAGCCAGCAGTTTGGTTATGCGCCAGGAACTGGAACCGGCTAGCGGACCTGATGGGGTGATTGCCCCTGCAAAATATGTTGATTCGAATGGCAATGCCACTTATATTATCGAGAAGCGTTATATGGAGGGTGAAGAGAACCCCGCAAAAGTGGTTCTGATCGATTCCAAGACTTCCTTCGCGAACCGGGCCGAGGCAACGACTACGGAAGCCATGCGGAATGGTGAGGGGATTCTTTCCAAGATGCCTCATATTGCTGTTGAATATGATGTTGATGATGGCAAGAATGTTTTTTATGATAATCAGCTTCCACATCGTGGCTTTGACGGCCATATCCGTGTCAGCAGTTACGAAGGTGAGTCCACGTCCAAGGCTGAACCATACGCGAATGCACGAAATTCTACGTTGGAGAATCTGCTTCCGTTGTTTGATTTGTCTACGTGGAAGTTCTGCTAAGGCTAGCGGTTATTAGCAGAACTTCCACATAGCAAAACGAAAGGAGGAGCCTATGGGTAATGCAACAATGCTGATTCTCGCTATCGTTGTGCTTGTTCTCGTGTCGAAATAGAACAAATATAACAATAGTGCGGGTGAAGGACATGAATGCGTCGTTCACCCGCGAATAAGCATTTTCATTACCGCTGATCTGCAATTAGTCTCCGAACTTTTCGAGAATGAGCACGCCGATGACGCCGATAATCCAAGCGATTATCAGGATGATTGTGATACCGGCCAGTACGAGTAGTGGTATCCAAATGGGTGCGATCACCCATATCCACGAGTATGGGAATTGGCCCCCGATTTTCAGGAGTGCCAACATGCCGGACAACAGTAGGAGGATTAACGTGCAGTCGATGTTGACTCGCATTATTAGTCCTCCGTGTAGAAAGTGAGCGTGTGGAGCTTTTTCTTCGCGTTCAATTGTTCTCCGAACATGCCGTACTGTTTGACTGGTTCGATCACGTCGCGCATGTGATGCGCGTGATAGGTGATGGTCTTGCCCTTGTCGGTGATGCTGATAGTGGCGGTCAACGGATGACTTCTTCCACTAGGGCGAGATTGCTTGCCGGAATGGTTTTGCTGACGCCGTTTCTAAGGTTCTTGAACGTGAATGAAAATGGTTTCATGCAGTTCTCATCTTCGAAGTCGATGATGCATTCCACGTCGTCCCAATGGTCAACCCATTTGGAGCCGACCAATCTGGGGTCGGCGTGAGTGTAGACGATGATGCCTTTCTCACGGTCGGTGTGCGAGTATGCGAATCCGAGATCATTGAGTTTGACCGCGTATGGCGGGTTGGAGAGGTCGATGTTCATGCTTGTTCCTCCTGTAGGAGCATCCAAATGTTCGTTTCCTTTTCGGGGTTTCTGACGGCGAGCTTGTACACGTCGGACAGCCGGTAGCGTTGCTTGCGCGTGTCTTTGACCGGCGTGACGGGTTTCAGGTCTCCCCTGCTGACCCAACTGCGCATGGTGCCGGGTTTGACGATGATGCCGCATTGCAGGAGCAGTCTGCGGATTTCGGTCTGCGTGCCGGTGATGTGCGTGGCGAGGAGTTTGCGTCGCCTGTTCTCACGGATGGCGGAGACCGGATACACTTGACCGCAGTCGGGGCATTTCGGCGCGAACGTGGCGTTTGGAATGACTTTCACGATGCGATGGCAGTCGTCGGTCGGGCATTCGCCGATGATGATCTGGTCTTCGAGGGTGAAGTCGAGGAGTTCCTGGGCCTTGCGTCGGATACGGTGGATGATTCGCGCGTAGGTTGGTGTTGCCTTGCTGGTCTTCCACTTGTCGGTGAGCCGGATGTTGCGGATGAGTGTTTCGAGTTTCCGGTCGTATGGGGCGGTCACGTTCAGGCATCGCGCGTATTCGTTGATGATGTCACGGAGGCTTGGAATGTCGTCCATGCCGTTGCCTTCGATGAGTTCGAACGCGGTTTCGCGTAATGGTGCCGGGGAGGTGGCGAGTCCATTATGCCCGCCACCTCCGCCGTTGCCTGTCTTGTCCATGCGGTTTGTGCGCCATTCGAGGTCCTGCAAATGGTTTTCGAACCATTGCAGATCGAATTGGAGTTGGGTTTCGCAGGATGTGCAGAGGATATGCTTGTCGTCGGTTGTTTTCCAGCATGCCGCGCATGTGGTTTGCGTCAAGTGTTGGCTCCTTGGTTGCGTTTTGGGTGTGTTTGGTCTTGTTGCCTCAACCCTTTGTTTGCAACCGTTGGGCGACTTGTCCAGTATAGTGTGTGTGTCAGATTAGCGTTGGCTGTTCCGTATCCTGTTGTGGATGGTCGTCTTGTTGGAGCCGGTGGGATTCGATGTCGAGCACGAGCCGCTTGTCGATGTCGAGCAGGCGGCTGATCTCGTTGGCATCGTATCCTATCGCATCCATGTTGAGCACTTGCTGACGGATTCGATAAGACGGATACGCGCTCATTTCTTTTCCTTTTCGATCACGTACAACACGACGGCTTCATTGTCCAATGCCAGTGGGTTCGCTGCCGTGACGTTGATGATTTTCCACCCATCGTCCAGATAGCCGATGAGTTTAGAATCATTCTGCACACGCACACCGTTACCGGTGAACTTCGTGTATACGGGGATTAGCTCATGTTCCATTATTTCGTTTCCACGTCCTTGCCGCTAGCATTGTCCCAATCGCAGGAAAGACCGCCTCCCCCCTTGTAGGTGTCGAAGTTGATGCATGTCACGGTTCTGCCGTCGTGCAACTTGATTCTGCACTCATCGGCCGTGAAGTCGCCTCGCACATCAATGCAGTTGCTACCGTCCTCAGCATCGTCAGCATCCGCTTCATTCACACATCCGGCCAGTGGGAAAACCATCGATACGGCCATAAGCACGGCCATTAGTCCCCGTCGCATATTCCTGTTTCCTATCATTTCGTCTCCTTGCTTTCCATGAATGGATCATCGGCCTGCATTCGCTCGCATTGCCTTGCCGTCTTGCGTGTGATCCATTCATCCAACTGCGCGTCGGTAATGCCGTACATTTCCTTGAGCAGGTACAGGCAGATCGTCACATCGGCCATTTCCTCCGCAAGATTGTCGGTGGCGTCAGGCTTGCCGCGAAGACACTTGCTGACGGCTTGGATGAGTTCAGAGCATTCCTCCATGCAGACGATGCTTTGCGCCTCCTTGCCGTATTTTTCAATGCTTTCACGCCACACCGCATGCTGCTTATCGCCGTTCAACGGTTTGCCTCCTTCATGTTCGTATCCTCGTTTTACTTGGTGGTTTCGGTTCCATATTCCTCGAATGAGACTGCCAGCCTCACGTGGCTATTCATGATTGCGATGGGAACAGGATTGTCAGGCCGCGAGGATACGATGCCGGAATCATCCGTATAACTCACAGCAAGCCCGTAGATATAGCCACAGTGTTCTTTCCATCCGCTTTTCAGGTAGCATGTTTCGTTCGTGTCAAGTTCCACGCGCAGACCCATGTCATGCGGGAGAAGGTCTAGCACACCGCTCATTTCGCCCCCTCGCTTTGATTTTGAGCAGCGTTTCGCCCTGTTCGGCTCAGCATAAAGCCGTCCAGATAGAGTTGGAAAAGGCTCACGTACTGTCCATGGTCGATGTCGTCTTCCGGTTTTGCATACCGTTGCATGTTCAGGAGTGCGACCGGCAGTCCGGTGTGTTCCTCCCGTTCGATGTGGAACGGTATTTCCTCCTGACCGTGGGAGTTCTCTCGGATGGCCACACCGTAGTCGCCAACCTGTGGGTGCATGTCCGGGCTGCTGTCATCGATGTCTTCATAGTTGAGATAGGACGGCAGGGAGCCGGTGTAGCCAAGCAAGGAAAGGCAGTGGTCGGCTGTCTTTTCGTATGCGTTGATTTGTCCCTTCACGACACCGTATGCGTCCATTTCATGCTGCATCAGAAGAGCGTTCGCTAATCTCAGTCCTTCCACTTCTAACTGTTCGCACCAGTCGATGATTTCTTGCAATGCTTTGTCTTTTTCACTCACGTTCGTTACCATGGTGTTCCTCCTTGTCTTGTGAACTGGAAGTGAATATCGCCGCCACTATCGCAAACAGTGTCAGCATCGCCAATACCGCCATCACGCCCAAGACGATGACGATGAACACGCTTGAAATATTCCAGCAAACATCAGCCAGACTCATGATTTCCTCTCCTTGCGGAATTGTCTGATAGCATTTTCCGCGTCGTAATAGCGGGCGACAATGCGTACCCACGAATCGAACGCAGCTTCGGCAGTCTGACACACCTCGCCTTGAAGGCACAGAAGGTCGCACTCATACCGGTAGACAGTATGACGTGGATTGTGATACGTGCATTTGCCGGTGACAATTATCGGCGCGTGACCGCAGTATGGGCATCTGAGGTAACTTTTCGGCTCCTCCTGCTTTTTCTTCTTCCGTCCGAACATCACTCACCCTTCAACGGATATGGCGCAGTGATTGGTGTAAACGGGAACGCACGCGGATACAGGCAGTCAAGAACCGTCCTCCACTTCGCGTATTCGCGGATACGCTTATCAAGATCAGTCATTGGTTGCTCCTTACTGTAGGAAGTCTGCTTTTGTGGATTCCATTAGTCCGATAAGCTCGTAGACACTCGCGTGCTCGCTTGAAACGTTCGAGGAATAAGACACTCGTGAATCCCCGATTATCGGCGTGGTGTCCACGCACAATATCCAAGGGGTGAAGTCTCCGATGATTTCTCCGATGGCCTTGCGTAGCTTGTCTCGCTGCTCGTCGGTCAGCTCATGGTCAGAATCCTCAATATCATTCATGGCTCCCCCACATTCCTTCTTCGTTGGTTGCATAGTTCTTGCATTGGAATATCCGCGCCAATTTCTGAGCATCCCTGAGAACCTTCCACAACGCATATAACCTTGATATTCTCTTGCTTATCGGATAGTCGCGTGTGGCACGGAAAAGCCAAGTGTTCTCGATCACGTCCCAATGCCATAAGACCAATTCATATCCATCAAAGGTGTGGTCAGGCATTATGTAGCTGTGACGGATGCTGACCGCGTATTCGTTGTTCACTGCTTCACCTCGTTGAGTATGAGTATCGAATCGTATGCTCTGCATAGTTGGTTCTCACCACCGTTGAGACTGATGATGACCGGCTGGAACACTCCCTCGAAAACCAGTTGCACCATGCTGCCGCTGCCGTTACTGAACTTCGTGGTCATCGATTGGAGGAAACCGTCGATAGTGGTTCCCTCAACGGTGGTGGCTATCGCACGCTTGCCAGCGAGGAATGACGATGGCAGGTGCTGCCAGTCGGTGATATGGTCATGCACAGTCATGGTCGAACACCCCGTTTTCCAATCGTGCAAGCAGGTCTTTGCCGAAGTTGATTCCCGTCCCGCAAACGGCATTCTCGATGTCTTTCGTATGCTTGTCGGAAGATGGGTTGTCCCGCACTGTCTCACACTCATGAATGAGCGTGTGCAAAAAGTTGGTGAGGTTGGTCAACCGACGCTCCGCACGAGATGTATCGTTAAGATTCACTGGTATCAGCGGGAAAGCGTCAGCATCGAACGTTCGTTTGACCACGCTCCAGTCCATCGTTTCCAAATCCCCGTCAACGAACAATTGCGCATCACAGTCGATATTGTGAATGTGCCATGCGTCACCGTCATAGCTCAACAGGTCTTCACCATCCCGAGTCACATACCAGCCCGGTTCGGTGGGCATGTCATCAGACGAATGCGCCTGATCGTGCATGGCTTTCACCTGCTTGTAGATGTCATCCAGTTCCCTCCCGTCGAACTCCACGGTCAGACAAGTGCCAGCTTTGTCAGTGAATAGGTAAGGCATTGTTTTGAAATCAATGCTTCTCAACATTTCACTCTCCTTCTTCGTTGAACGATGCCTGTAGAGTGTCCGCGAACACATGCAATGCGTCTTTGACCTTCTCGTTGAAACCGTCCGGCACGTCCGCCGTGACATGTCCCTGCTGCATGTTGTCGAGCTTGTTGTCCGTCTTCGTGTACATCGGCACATCCACTTCGACGGATGCGAGTTCGATCTGCGGATAGTCGAACGCGCGCACACGGAACGTGACCTTGCTCGTGCCGACTTTCACTCTGTCGCTCATTGGTGCCTCCTTGGGTTGATTGTTCTGATGGTTCTTGCCGGACTCTCATAAGCGGTACGCACCTCATACGCCCTGTGGTAGAAGTCGGCTTTGGAACGTGCCGCGCTCTCAGCTTCATCCAGTGAGTCGTACACGCGGCATGTGTGAACTCCCGTATCGCCTTGCGGCCAGACGATGTAGCCGGTCTTGCCTGCGAAAACATTCATTTGACCGTCTCCACTGTGTTGCAGCCGATGTATTCGCCGTTATGCTTCAGACAGGCCCATGTCACGTCACCGGTCTTGACCGTTTCCATTTGAAAACCCGCATTGGCCTTCTTGTCGATATTGGGTGACATTCCAAAGCTGAACGAAGTCAAGACAATCGTGATGCAGATAATCGCCGTGAGGGCCACCCTCGTCTTATCCATCACTCACCATCCTTAGTCATTTTGCACACCTTCTTCGTGTGATCGTCTAAATGGACTTTCTCAAGTTCGTTGACAGCCGCTTCAATTTGCATATAAGCCGCAATCTGTCCTTCCGCGAAGACAATCACGCTCTCCGTGCTGTTGTTTTGCAGAATCCGCGCAATGGCTTCGCGTTGCGCAAAGCAAAGAAGCAGGACTCTGTCGAGAGCATTTCCGAAGTCGCACCAGACGCTTTTATGGTCAACGTGATTTATCACCGGTTCGTCCATCGCTCCTACCGCCATTACTTGCCTTCCTTTTCGATTTCATTGATCTTGTCGGTGAGGGCTTCGAGCACGTCCACGAGGTCTCCCCACTTGAGGTCCCGCCAGAACTGTTCGAGATCAGCCCAGTTCTCGGCCTGTAGGATGCTAAGAAGCCTGATTGCCTGAGCTTCGAGAATGTCGGCGTTCCGTTTGCAGCACGCGGCGAAGAACGGCACATTATGCGTGATTGCGTCATTGATGAACCAGAGCGCCTTCTTGAGGTCTTCGACACCGTTCTTGTGCTGCCAGCGGAAGCAATACTGCACGGCTTGGCCCCAGTCGGAACTAAGTAGTCTGGATAGTTCGATGCATTCGAACGGGCCGTCCTTATAGTGGCTTGGATTTATGTTGTCAGTCATTTAGCACCATCCTTGCCTTCTCGAATGCCTGGTTCACGATTTCCATGTGCAGTCGTTCGCCTTCCTTGGTTGTCTCGAACCGGTCGTTCACTTGACGGATGAGCTTCTTGCGGAGCAGTGCCCTGCCGGTCTGGTTATCGACGGCCTGGTATTGGCCTTGCATGTTGCTCACGTCAGTGAGCATTTCCTGCTGTTTCGGGCTGAGTGTCTGCATCATCGGCTCCTTTCGCAGATGGTTTCCAATGTCGGGTGGTATTCGTATGTGAGTGGATGCGAGTAGTAGTCGTTCCAGTACTTGTTGAAGTTTCGGTTGATGCCACGTTGGACGATGTTTGACCGTCGTGTTGGCTCTTCCTTGTCTAATCGTTTGATCGCGTCGGCGGTCTCGATGCCTTGCTTGGTCGGCTTGTAGGTGCCGTCCGCGAGGGGGATGATGAGATTCCTGTCGATGAGGGAACCCAACGTGGCCAACGGTTTCGCATAGGCCGCGGATGATGGCATTCGATGCGTTTCGACGATGTGGACAAGCATTGACGCTTGTGTGTTTCGTAATCGTTGTCCGTGGATGGTGTAGACGTTTCGTTTCATGACTGGTTCCCGTCGTTCATCGTCCGGTCGAGCCGAATCCGTTTCCTCCACGTTCCGTCGTGTCGGTAAAGTTGACGACCTTGCGGATTCTGGGGGTTTCCACCGGCGTGATGACGAGTTGCGCGATACGGTCGCCGCAACGGAAGTTGACGCGGCTGGTGGACGTGTTATGCAGGATGACTTTGATCTCGCCACGATATCCGGCGTCGATGATGCCGCCGAGGATGTCGATGCCGTAATTCCTGGCAAGTCCGGAACGTGGGCAGACTCGTGCCATGTAGCCTTCGGGCAGGTTGATCGCGATGCCGGTTCCCACCGCGATGCGTCCTAGTCCGTCGATGTGGAAGTCTTCGATGCAGTGTAGGTCGAGTCCGGCGTCCGCGTCGTGGGCGCGGGTGACTGTGGCGTTTGGGGTGAGCGGCTGGATTTCGAGGGTTTCTAGGGTCATTTCACTGTCCTTGCTGGTTGCTGATGGTTTTGTATTCGGAGATGTCTCGGTTGAGGCAGTCGGTTGTGCGATGCGTGGTTTCGTGTCCGCGATCGTATGGGTCGCCGCCGTGGGCGAGCTGCAAGAGGCGGAAGCTGGTGAGGTCGAGTCGCCGGTGGCTGAGCTTGTGGAGGATGCCGCTCGTGTTGGGCATGTTCACGTCGAGCCATCGGATATCGAAGTGGACGTTGGTTCCGGCTGGATGCATGAGACCGGGGTCGAGGCCCGTGTCGATGAGCCAGACGGCCATCTGCTTGTCCACGTTTTTGAGCGTGTCTTCCGCGTTCATGCATTCGCTGATGAGTCCGTTTCTGGAATGCATGTCGATGGTCGTGCTGTTGAACGCGCGGATTGGCGTGTTGTCATCGAAACGGATGACCCTATGGAATATCAGGGGGTCGTCGTTGAATGGCACCTGAAGGCCCTTCATGTCGGTGATTCTGGCTTCGACTTCCAGTAGATTGTCGGACATTGGGTCGAGTCCGCTGGTTTCGACATCGAACCAGATGAGAAAATTGTCATCCATTGTTGGCTCCTTCGGTTCTCGTAATCGTTGGATGTAGTCTTCGAATCCAGTCAGGTCCACATGCGTTGGCGGATTGGGTTCGAGTTCCTTGAGGATTTCGGCTTCCTTGTCCCTTCGCCGCGTGTACCGCCAGTAGGCGGCTTTGCTTTCACGGATGCCGTACTTATTGGTTTCCTTCCATTTGCTCATGGTGTTTTGAACAGGTCTCCCAGATCGTCGGCCACGGTTGGCTGGCATGCGATGGGCTTGGATGCGATTTGCGGACGGTCAGCCTGTTCGAGGGCCTTGCTGACGGCTTCACCCAACTCTCGGGCTTCCCGCGCGGTGCCGAAGACGACGCGACGTTTGAACTCCCAATAGTCGTCCGCCGTGACGTGATGCTTGGCGGCGAGCTGTTGGATGGTGTTCTCGTCGGGAATCCGGCCCGCGCGGATTTTCTTGCAGAGGATGTTGATGTCGGCGGCACGCATCCACTTGTCCGATTTGGTCGCATAGAATCTCACGACCGCCGTCCGCATGTCTTGGATGTTGTTGCGTTTGTCGAGTTCGCGGTAGAACTCGTCCAATTGCAGGTCGTCCCATTGGGCGTTGCCGTGATGCGCGTTGATCGTGGTCAGCAGCATCGCGGCCTCTCCTTTGGTTATCATCCTGTTCCTCCCATCGCCCGTTGGCGTTCCTCGTCGCTCATGTACTGCCATGCCCTGTTGAGGTTCGCCATGCGGTTCGATTCGTTGCGGCTCATCATGGTCGGATTGGTGCGGAGGGTGAGGGTTGGTCGGATGTCGTATTCGTTTTCCCATCCCGCCGCGTTGAGCCATGTGGCCGCGTATTTGACGTATTTGGGTTCGGTTCCTTCGATCTCGACCTGTCTGGCATAGGCTCGGGCGCTGTTGATGATGGTGTCCGCATCCGTGTCTTGGATGGCGTTCTTCCATGCTTTCCAGGCGGGACGCTTGTCAACGTGTCGTGGATACGCTTTCCAGAAGGTTTCGAAATCGGCGGAATATTTGTCGTCGGATGCCTGTCGTGCGCGGCTTCGGCGTTTGCTTGCCGTGTTGCGGGCCGTCCGGTCGGCGAGTTCTTTTCTGGTGTGGTTCCCGTTCGACTGGTATTCGTTGATGCGCACGCCGGTGATGGTCTGTTGGAACAGGCCGATGTCGATGAGGGTTTCGATCTCCTGTTCGGATGCGCCAAGCGTGTACGTCAGCTGGTCGGTGTCGATGTCTCCATCCGTGAGGTTGCAGCTGCACCAGCTCAATGCCATGACGTAGATGAGCGCCGCTCTTGGCATTTCGTCGCGGAGTCTGCATATCCTCGCGTCGGCCCAGAATCCGTTGTCGAGTCGGGTGTAGCCGTCCCTCACTTCAGATTCTCCCGTCATGTCATGAGTCCTATCCCGATGTCGGTGAGGATGGTTATCGAACCGACCTCCACTAGGGTCATGCCCAATATCCACAGCCAGTCGCCTGACGGCCTGTTACGGTCGATGAGGTTCAACGAGCAGAGCATGATGACGAATCCGATGGCACTGACGATGATGGCGCATGTGGCGACTATCGCGGTCATGATTGTCCTTCCGGTCCGAGTGGCAGTCCGTCGTTGAGGATGAGGGCTAGGTTCTCCAAGGTGATGCAGACGTATTGTCTGCTCCGCCCGATGAGGTCGATGTCGAATTTTTCAGTGAACCGTCCGGCCAACGCGCACATGGTGTGGTAGGTTTCCGAATCCGTATATGCGAGCTGTTGGCCGATTCGTTCGAGTGTGGACAGGCCGACGCGTGGCTTCTTCTGCACGACCCACGGGTAGGGGCTGTCAAGGTTTCCGGCCTCCTCAGCCGCCTCGTTGTAGTGTTTCGTGGCGTCGAGGCGTTTGGTGTTCTTGACTTCCACGCATACCGGCTGCCCGTGGAAGAAGATGTTCGCGATGTCGCCTTCGTCGTTGCTGCCGTGGAGACGGCGGCGGATGATGCGTTGATCGTTCAACGCCCATTGCAGGTAGTGTTCCACCGCCGTTTCCATTGCCGTTCCGGCTTTTTTGGCCGACTGTCGGTTGCGTGGCATCAGAACGCCGGTTCTCATGCGGGCTGTCCGAATCCGTCGAATCCGCTGCCACTCCACGGGTCTGGGCCTGCCTGCTGCGGCATGGCGGGAGCGGGAGCGGATGCGGCCTGGCGTTGGCCGTACTGCTGGCTTGCGTTCACCAGTTGGGCGGTGCCCCATCGGAGACTCGGACCGATCTCGCGGACGTTGACCTTCTGCGTGTAGTGGGTGACGCCGGACGAATCCTCGAAACGATCATCGGATTCGTTGCCGATGACGATGTACTCGTCGCCTTCCTTGATGCTGTTCTGGATGTGCGTGGCGAGATCGTTCCATGCTTCGCAGGTGCGTGAGCAGGATGCTCCGTAACCCCATGAGCCGTCCTGGTTCTTGACCCTGTTGGAGCAGAGGATGCGGAACTGGATGTAGTTCTTGCCGTTCTTCGTGGTTCCGGCGTTGAACAGGTTGCCGTCCTTTTTGATTTTGACGATTCGTCCCACGAGGATGATGGTCGGAGTGCTCATTGCTTGTTCTCCTTGTCGTGTCGTGGATGGGTTTCGAGTCCGACCCATCCTTGCTGGTCTTTGGCTTTCATGTTTTTGAGACGGTCAGCCGTCTTGTGTCTGTTGGCCGCTTCGACGTTGCACATAATCATGTGGCTTCGTGCTGCGGCGCAAGTGCTTTTGCCGCATTTACGGCAGTATGGGATGAGTCCCGTCTTGACTGGATCGTGACGCACGCAGTACGCGCACGTGCATCCGGCTCGTCTGGTGATGTTCAAAGTTCGCCTCCGCAGTCCGCTTCCTTCGGTTGTTCGAGACCGAGCGTGCAGTAGTGGAGAGGCATGTCGTTTCGGACGTGTCTCTCGGACATGACCTCGCCGATCAACACCGGAATGAACCGCGATTCCCATGGGTCCTTCAACGAACGCGAGTCGAAGTCCGGTCCCATGCAGGCGATGAGCTTCCACACGCCGCAACTGTCGAGGTGGTACAGGTTCGTCTTGTCCTTGTTGCGGTAGAAGCCCGGACGGGTAGGCAGTTTCTTCTCGCTGAGGCGTTCGAACGGGAATCGTTTCGAATGGCCGCTGCTGACGGCGAATGCCTCGGTGGTCTGCTGCAAGGCGTTCGGCGGAACGTTGCCGTGATGGTTCAGGATGGGCGTCCAAGTGTCGCCCGCGTGGAGCCATACGCTGCCGGTCGCGGCCTTGTAGAATCCGTTGGCCTTGGGCAGCTGCTTCTCCCACTCCTCCGCTTGGGTGTCGGTGGTTGGCTTGTCCACGTCGGCGGTGGGGGTCTCGTCCTTGACGAGCTTCGTCTTCAATTCGGAGAAGTCCAGCTCCACGCCATCGTCGGGATTCTCTTCGATGGAGATGATCGTGTTCCAGGTGACGTTCAGGTCATGGTCGAATCTGATGGCCGGGCATAGGATTCGACCATCGTCGTCACGGACGACGAAATACTCGTTGCTGGTGGTGATGAGCGCCAATAGTATGAGATCACGGAGCGCAAGGTTGTCACCGGCGAGCGCGTCATTCGGGCCGATGTGCTTCAGCTTGCCGGTGACGTGCTGTCCGTTTTCGTCTTCGACGGTGACGGTCATGTTGGCGGTCGCGATTCTGAGCGCGTCGCCGTAGGTGAGTTTCTTCGGGTTGTATTTCATTGTGCTGCTCCTTGCTGCTGCATGTGCTTGTGGTATTCGTTGATGAATGTTTGGGCCTGCACTGCCGTGAGGCTTGCGCTTGTGACCGTCTGGTCGTGGAGGATTTTCTGGATGAACGCGTCAGCATCTTCCGGTTTGATCTGGCAGGCGCGGAGGATGTCGGTGACTGTCTTCAACTGGTCGGGACTGGCCGGACCGTTGGATGGGGCTTGAGCCGCTGCCTGCTCCGGCTGGCCTTGACGGACCTGCGGAGCGTATTGCCGTGGCTTCTGGCGTGGCTGCTCGTCAACCACTTCGGCTGCGACCATTTCCTCTTCGGTCTCGTTGTTGGTCTGCTGCATCTCGTCGGTCGTGTACAGGCCGCTCAAATCCTGTGGGAACGCCTTGCGTAATGCGAGGGCTTCCGCGCATTTCGCGATCATGGTCACCGGTTTCGAGGTCCACATGCTGGTGGGGACCTGCCTGTGGAGATTCTTGTCGTAGCGGGTTCCGACGTATTCCCTGTAGAGGGCCACGCCGGTGAACTCGCCTTCGCCACGGCGGACGGTGACTTTCGCCGCGACCGGAGGGGTCTGGGCGATCCACACGTCATGCCAGACGCCATCCTCTCCGCACCAGAGGGTTTCCGGTTCGCTGAACAGTTCATGGTTCCTGTCCGCCGCGCGGCGGGCGATGAGACGGAAACCGTCAATGCCGACTTGGATTGTCTGCTTGGAAACATATTCGTTGCCTTGCTTCTGACGGCGTTCGATCAGGTAGATTTGACGACTGAAAGGGTCAAGTCCGGTACGCTGGCATTGGTGCAGGAACACTGCCAAGTCGGCTTGTTGCGCGTTCTGCACTCCAAGTTGGGACAGTGCCGCGAGCTGGGCGCGGCTCCAAGTGTCCTGCTCGTTGGTGATGGTAAGGCTTTTGCACATGGCTACTCTTCCTTGGTCGAAGTGAGCATCTGGAACATCTTCGGGGCTATCTCGCTGGTGAACGCCTTGTCCACGAATCCTTTCGTGGTGCGAAGCGTGACGGTCTGGGCGCGTCCCGGCTTGAACTCGACGCCGGGTGGGAGTTCGCCGTCATGGTCCGCGATCATGTTCTTCAGATAGGCTTCCGACTTCGCTTCGGGGCGTGGCATCCATACGGCCTCCGCCGCATCGTTCCCACCGGGGATGAGGAAACGGCTGTCATGCAGCATGGCACCATACGCACGCTCGTCAACGACCACGTAATGGCCTTCGGTGCCTTTGCTGAGACTGATTTCACCCGCATCCAGTCCGGCGAACACGGCGCGCTCCTCATCGCCGCCGTCATGCGAGCGCCGCCATTCTTCCTTTGCGGCTTTGAGGGCTTCGGCGCTTCGTTTGTTCAGTGCTGTGAGTCCGGCGATGGTGGAGTTGAGTTCGTCGGGGCGGAGGCTGCTGAAGTCGTATTCGGGGGTGTTGGTCATTGTTGTTCCTTGGGTTGGTGTTCGATGGTGTCTACTGCGAGCTTGTAGAAGCTCACGTCGGTTCTGAGGGTTTGGTTCTCGTATCGGAGTCGTCTGTTTTCCGTGGCGAGTTTCCGGTTCTCGTTCCAGAGGGTGTGGATGGTGAGTGCGCAGTCGTCCAGGAAGTCGTCAACTTGGTCGGCGTCGTATCCCATGAATGGGAATGAGGGTCGGAATTGTCTGTCGCGTATGTCTTTCGGGGTGACTAGTCGTCTGGTGGTCATTGTTTGGTCTCCTTTGCTTGGTCCTTGATTTCGTAGAATCGGAGTAGGAGTTCCTTTTTTGTGAAGAGTTTGTTTTGGCCTGATTGGTATCCGAGGAACCCGTACAGGTCTTCGAATGTTTTCTTTCCTACTTTTGTGAAGGCGATTGCCTCGTCTTTGGTGAGGATGCCGTCTTCGAAGATGATGGGTGCCGTCAATTTGTGTGTGTTCCTTCCTTGGATTGGTGGTTGGTGTAGGCGGGTTGCGGCATGACGCTGGACGGTTGGCTCGCAAAAGGGTGTGCGGGGCGACGGGGAAAATGAGGGAACCAGTCTGGCCGACCATCGTTCCCGATGCGGGGCGGAGAAAACCAAGTGAAAAACTTCGTCCCGATGGGTGGCGTTGACGTCATGCCGCTGGCGTCCAAGCGCGGATTCGGACCGCGAGCCGTTCGAGATCATCGTCGGATACCTTTGAGTACAGGAGAAGATGTGGTGTCTGGTTCGATTGGCGATGGTCTTGTGGTACGGTTCCTGTTCCCACTGCGTGGGCTTGGACGATTGCCGTGGCGGCGCGTGTACGCAAACGCTTGTGACGGTTCGTTTGGATGTGTTTCGCCACGGCATGGAACATCATGGGATGTTCCATCTTTGCCAGCCGGTGAACGTGGATATTCGATAAACGTTCAATTTTCCACTGTTTGATTGTTTATCGGAGTGGCTGGCGAAGCTTATGGGTCCCCATCCGGGTTGCAGGCGGATGGGGAAGAATCAGTCGTTGTCGGCGAGCGCCTTGGCGATGACCGGCATACCTGAGAAGTTCAACGGGATGAGAGGGAACGCTGAATCTTGGAAGTCTTTGACCAGTTCGTTCCAGTGGCGGTATCCACTGAATAAGTTGACACCGTAGGTAAGTTCAGTCCAATTGTGGATTTTGCTCATGACGCCCGGCTTGTTCTTCACGTATGACCATGTGTCGTCCATGTCATGGAGAATCAGGTATGGCGAGCCGTCGCGTGGAATGAAGAATCCATGCGACTGTGGTTCGGCTGGCAGTGGCTTTTTGTCAGGCTCGTCGTCGGAGTCGAGGCTGATGCCCATGGCTTTGATGCGGTCGAAGAGGACGTGCAAGTAGTCTTGCATGATGTAGAGTTGGGCGACGGTCATGCCGCCAAGGCATTTCGGTTTGAACTCAAGCTCTCCCCTCTTGTATCTGGTGACGGCATCATCGAGTTTGCTGATGCGTTCTTTGAGTTCGTGGTATTCTTCGATCATGCGGGTCTTGTAATCGTCTTTCATTACTGTCTCCTATCGTGATTGCCCGTGCACGTCGGACGCCCATTGGATGAACGCAGCCAGTTTCGATTCTGGAACCTCATACAACGTGCTCGTCTTGAGTCCATCTTTTTCAACGATTGACCCGCCTTTCCGATCATTGATACGGAAGACGCAGTGCCCACCCTCGTCAAGAACGAACTCATGCGGTGGCGCCGGAGGATTCAACAACGTCATGCCGCCACCTCCGCGTCAAGCACTCGCTCGAAACTTTGTTCGGACAACCGCTGGCGGATAAGCGCCAATCCCTTGCGTGTCAGCTTAGGGGTCGGCGGATAGGCGAATGGCGTGCCATCCTTGTGGATTCCGTGGGAACGGGAGGACACCATGACCATATGGCCTTGCCTCACGCGACTTGACGCCGCGCACCACGACTGGTTGGACTGCCGGTAAATCCAACCGTTATCCACAAGCCATTGGCGCAGCTCATGCTCACCGATCTGAATGTTGGAATTGTTGCTTAGGAGTTTCGCCGCGTCACGGACAAGAAGAGCATCGGGAATGTTCGTGAAGTCATCCAACGCCTTGGCTTTCGGTTCCAGTTCCTTGACTTTCTCCTGCTCCTCCTTCAGCTTGGTGGCGAGCTGGATCAGGAAGTCCGGGCTGGTGAGCGCTTTGTCCAACGTCTGCTGGGTCATGTAAGCGCCATGCTTGCGAATGGACGGCAGCACCTCATGCGTCACCCAACGCTGGAACTCCTTCGCTTCCGGCTTACGCGAGCGCATGATGAGCTTGTACAAGCCAGGCTCAGAGATGATGAGAGGCGCACGCCCCGGCTGATTCCAAACCTCCGAATTACGGAGGTTTGTGATTTCGTCATCATCAAGAGCTTCGCGGAGATGATTTGTGTCAATGCCGAGGATGTCACATGCGTCCTTGGCGACGAACCAAGGCTCCCCCGCCATGTTGGTCAGGGCGCGTAATGATTCGCCCTTGAAATCGAATCGCTGGATTTCATTGCTCATTTGGAGCCTCCTTAGTATTCGGCTGCTTCGATGCGGGTGATGAAGAAGTGGATGCCTGGAGCGCATTCGTTCCACCGGTTGGTGTCGAAGTCTTCGACGTGCACGGTTTCGCCTTTTTTGTACGTGAAGTCTGTGTCGTATCCGCTGTACGCCGTGGTATCCGGTGGGAGGCTGTTGCCTTGCTTGTCTTGCAGGTCGAGCACTCGCGCTGTGCTGACGCGGCATTTGCGCCCCGTGGCGTTGGAGCGTTGCGCGTCGGCCGGAATGAGGAGCTTTACGATGACTGGTTTCGGTAGCATTGTGCCGTCTACGTATGCTTTTTTCCAGCCGATGATGTCGCCTTCGTCCGGGAGGATGCTGATTTTGGCGAGGCTGAGTTTTACACGGTTGGCGTAGCTCAGGTCGGCACCATACAGGTTGGCACCGCACAGGTCGGCACCACGCAGGTCGGCACGATACAGGTCGGCACCGCGCAGGTCGGCGTAGCTCAGGTCGGCACTATGCAGGTCGGCATCGCTCAGCTTGGCACCATGCAGGCAGTGGAATCCATGCTCTTTGAGGATGGCTTCGATGTTGTCGCCTTCAAGAGTGCCGTGTGGTGTGGTGATTTTCATTGGTTGTCCTTTTGCTCGTTGGCGTTGTGTGGTGTGGTTAGGCGGTTTGTTTGATTTGGGCGATTTCTCCGGGTTGGAAGCCGAATGCTTTGTAGAGTCCTATGAGCATGAGTGGCGTGCATTCGTTGGTTTTCTTGGCTCTGGCTAGGACGCTTTCGCTGACTCCTATTGCTCCGGCGAAGGCTTCGTCCGTTTTGAGGCCGCTCATTTGTTTGGTTCGGTCTAGGAAGCCGTCTCGGAACTGCATTTTGTATTCAGCCATCAGTGACTCCTTTCGCAATCTTGAATTTCTTTTTGCAACTTGTGGTTACATCATGCAACAGGTTTTTTTATTTCGCAACTCGCTCGGCGTGTTGACTTGCAACCGGTTTGGTTGCATAATGAAACCATGAGCAAAGAAACATGGTTCAAAGAAACAGTCCAAGGCGACACCATCGCCGAAGTAGCCCTCAAAGCGGGAATCATCAAGACAACCGCTTGGAGGCAATACAACAATGCCCTTGGTTTCAGCGCCGAGAACGTCATTCTTATTGCCCGCGCCTACCACAAGTCCCCTGTAGAGGCTCTGGTTGAGTTCGGATATATAAGAGCCGACGAGATGGCTAACGGAAAGACCGTCGCAAGGCTGCATGACGCTTCGAATGACGAGCTGCTTCAGGAACTCGCACGCCGTCTCAAGGAAAACGCGGACGCCGACTGGGTGAACAGTCCGATCATCTACCGTGAAGAATTCGACATGGCCGCGAACGACGATCCGAACGCGAGACTCGAAGCCGAAACACCGGAAGACTGACGACATCAACGAATATGGCGGCGGCATTCAATCATGATGCCGCCGCCTAATAATACGAAGGGAACAATGTCACGAATCACCATCGACGTTTTGGAACGTCAGGCCGAGCACATGGGTTTGAAGGTTTTGGAATCCGATATTCCAGGCACTACCTGCGGCCTGTACTGCGACCAGCTGCGGACGATATGGCTTGCCGACTGGCTCAACGACCGGCAGAGGCTCTGCACCCTATGTCATGAGCTTGTGCACGCGAAGTACCGTGATCTCGGCTGCGGCACGCGGTTCGGCGCGAAGTGCGAGCGTAGGGCGCGACGCGAGACGGCGTTGACACTGATAAGCCCGTCCGAGTTCGCCATGGCCGAAGGGACGTGGGACGGCGACACATGGCATATGGCGGCGGAGCTGGACGTGACCATGCAGGTTCTTACGGATTACCGGCAGATTCTCAAGGATGGCTTGTTTGAGAAACGCCCATGATTCATCAACTCGCGTAATTCAACACATGTGGCGAACGCGTGGATTTTCCTTGGCATCGGCATCGTCCTGTGTGTGGTGGTCGTGCTCATCGTGGCGTCGTCGGACAGCATGATGTGACCGCATACAAAAAAACGGGGACATCCCTTCTATGAGGATGTCCCCGTTTTTTTATGTATCAGACGGCCACCGGTGCCTTGATCGCGGGCCATGGGTCATAGCCGGTCAGGTGGAAGTCGTCATACGTGTACGCGTCGATGCCAGACGCCTTGTCGATGCTCATATGCGGGTACGGGCGCGGCTCGCGTTCGAGCTGCTTCACGACCTGTTCCAGGTGGTTCCTGTAGATGTGGGTGTCTCCGCCGACCCAGATGAACCGTCCTGGCCTGTAGCCGGTCTGTTGGGCGACCATCATGGTCAGGAGCGCGTATTCCGCGATGTTGAACGGCACGCCGAGGAACATGTCGCAGGAACGCTGGTACAGCTGGCAGTCGAGCTTGTCGCCGCGCACATGGAACTGGAACAGGCAGTGGCATGGCGGCAATGCCATCCGGCTTAGGGATTCGACGTTCCAGCTGTTGACGATGATGCGGCGGGAGTGCGGGTCTTCGCGGATGGTCTCGATGGCGTTGGCGATCTGGTCGATGCCGCCTAGGTCGGTCGGCCAATTGCGCCACTGGCATCCGTAGACGGGTCCCAGATCGCCGTTGGCGTCCGCCCATTCGTCCCAGATGTGCACTCCGTGCTCCTGTAGCCAACGCACGTTGGTGTCGCCTCTGAGGAACCATAGAAGCTCGTAGATGACGCCTTTGAGGAAGACCTTCTTGCTGGTGATGAGGGGGAAGCCTTTGGACAGGTCGAACTCCATGCGCGTGCCGAACAGGCTTATGGTGCCGACGCCGGTGCGGTCGGCTGACGGGATGCCGTTTTGGAGCACGTCGAGAAGGAGGTTTTCGTATTGGTATTCGCCGCTCCACTTGTGGAGGTGGTCGGCTTCGGAGAGGAACGCTTCTTGTTCTTCGGCGGATTCGGATTGCATTGGGGGCGGATTGTCCTTCGTGGTTGCGTTTGGGGAGATGGGCGGCGGGGAGATGCCGACCGGTCGCGGAGTGCCTGCTGGCGGTTTGTCAAGCCGTTTGGCTGGCTTCTGACGCGATTTTAGCACGCGGACTTTCTTTTTGATGTGTTAATTACGAGCGAAGCGAGTAATTAAAACATTTTTTCTTTCTCGCAGGTTAAGTAAACTCTTGGGTTAATTCAAGTTCTTATAGGTTTACTTAATTCTAATATCATAAGAGTAGGTTTACTTACTAGTATTACCGTGTTTTTGCCGTTTTTTGGCCTGTTTTATGTGCTGAAAACGGCGTCGTTCCAACGTTTTCTCGACATTACGGGGGGTTGCGGTCACTTGCGGTCACGCTGCGGTCACGTGTGACCGCAACACGCAAATTTGAAATCGTTGGAAAATGGCGGTTTTTATGTTACGAACATGTAACGAGAGTGTTAATTCGTGTAAAGGGGGTATGTTTTTGCGTGTTTTCGACACCGTGTCAACGGTATTTGTGTAGAGTTCGTGAAGTCTCACATAGTGAGACAACCATACCCCCTTACTGGGTTTTGTATAGCACGAATCATGAGGACGTTCCCATGGTCGGGTTCACGGTCGAACGTCCATGATCTACGTCCGCTGCGGTCTTTCCTGTCCGCGCCTGCCTTTCCGTTCTCTCCCACACTTCCGGGAGAGAATCGGCCTGCCCTGATGGTCGCGGGCGCGTCCATGCATGCGGTGCGGTCGGCATCGAACGGTCGGAGGACGGTACGCTTCTGACACGCGTGAAACGCCGGTGCGCGGTCCGCGTTCTCTCCTATTCTCTCCGCGTTCTCCCTCGCCCATGTGATACGCCAGCGGCCTTACGGCGAACGCCGCCGAACATCCCACAGATCGTCCACTGAACGCCTTATCGGCGTGTCGTGGTGCCTTTTTTGGTTTTTTCGTGATGGTTCCGCGAGTTTGTCTGAGAATTGGAGAGAATAACCGCCCTCAGCTCCCTTGGCGGCTCTTCCCGTTTCCGCCGGAAACCTTACTCCCATAAGGGTTTCCGCCTAAGCTCCTGCGACTGGGCTTGAACCAGTGACCGTCCGATTAACAGTTAGAGAGTTTGATAGAATATCCCTTGGAACGATTGGGTAAAACGGCTTCATTCCAACGGTTTAACCTCACTTGACCCTCACTTGACCCGCAAGTGAAGGTTAAATGGAAGTCTGAGAATGTCTGAGAATATGGAAGCAAGGAGGTAATCATGGCACGCAAAGCAAGAAACGGCATCGTCTACCCATACAAAGTCGAACGGAAAAAACACCTAGCTGACGGAAACGTAAAAATCTACACCAGCTACGAGTTCAAGGTCGATGGCAAAACATACAGCTGCAAAAAATACGTTGATGCCAACAAGCGACTGACGGAACTACTACAGGAGCGAGCCAGATTCGGCAGCACCAACAACAGCTCCATCACACTCGGAACCTACGCCGAACAATGGCTCGAACGCAGGCAACGCGACGCAGACCCGAAAACATTCGCCAACTATCGAACCATCGTCCGCAAGCATCTACACCCATACCATTCGCAGAAAATGTCGAACCTGAACGCCGCAGTCTGCGACCGCATCGTAAATGGCCTTACCGTCGCGAAGACCATCGACGGCAAGAAAATGCACGTGAAGGCCAGTCTCAGCCTCCGCCGCCAGACGCACACCACGTTGAACCAGATTTGCAATGCCGCCGTAGCGGATAGGATTCTTCCCACGAATCCGATGGGTGGCGTTCCCACTCCGAAGGACAAGGACATCAGTCTTGCCGACGAACGCAAGAACGAAGCCCACGAGCGTACCGCATTCACCGACGATGAAGCCAAACGCATCCTCCAAGCCGCCAACGAACTAGGCATACGGAACGGCGCGAGGGAATGGTTCAGACTATGCACCGGCATGCGCCCCGGCGAAATCTTGGGGGCTTCACTCCAAGACCTCGAACTGACCACCACGGCAAACGGCATCCCCTACGGCGAATACACCGTCAACTGGAAACTGGAGGAGTTGAAGAAGGAGCACGGTTGCGGCGAACCAGACCGTAAAGGCGTGTACCCGTGCGGATACAAGCGTGGTGCCGCATGTCCGCAATGGAGGTGGCGTATTCCAGACGGCTTCGACATGATCGAGTTGCAAGGCCGCTGGTGTCTCACCCCGCCAAAATCAAAGCGTGGAAGGAAAGTGCCAATCATTCCCGCATTAGCGCAGACACTCGAAGCATACTTGGTGGATACCGCTGAAATACCGAACCCGCATGGACTCCTGTTCCGTCATGATGACGGCTCCCCTATCGAACCGGAAGAGGATATCGAACAGTTCCGCAAACTGTTGGAAGCGGCGGGAGTACCCAATGCGGAGCATAGGAGCCGTCACGAAACCCGTCATACCGTCGTTACCATCCTCATGTCAATGGGCGTGGATGTCGGACTGGTCGAGGAAATCGTGGGCCATTCCAGCCGTCTGATGGTCGAACACTACCGTCATGCCGGGTTGAAAGAACGGTTGGCCGCGATGGAAACAATGAACTCCGCATTAGACTTGAAGCAGCTAGAACGGGCTGGCGAATAGAAGCCCTAAAACGCAGAAAAGCCCCTCCCCCAGCAATGAACCGCACCCCGATTGTTGGACTGAAGAAATTCAGATTCGATGATCGGAGGTGCGGTTCTTTCGTATGCGTGAGGATCGAAGGAGACGTTACGACGACGGGTTCCGGCGCGAGGCGCTGGAACTCATCAAGGCCGGAGCCGGCGGGAACACGCTCGCCAGACGGCTTGCCATACCGGTGTATACCGCGAGAAACTGGATCAGGTTGTACAGGTCCGGCGGCGAGGAGGCGGTCATGGGAGGCGGCGGCAGACGCTACGACTGGGAGACGAAGGTCGCCGCGGCGCGCGACCACGTCGAGAACGGCATGACCAAGACGGAGGTCATGGCGAAGTACGCGATCGCGAGCATCGCGCCGTTGGAACGCTGGTGCCGCGAGTACCGGGCGGAAGGCCCGGAGGCGCTCAGGCCGAAGCCCAAGGGCAGGCCCAGAGGCTCGAAATCCAAACCGAAACCCGAACCCACGCGCGAGCAGGAGCTCGCCGAACAGGTCGCCTATCTGAAGGCGAAGGTCGCGTACCTGGAAAAACTCCGGGCCCTGCGGGCGCAGAAGTCACGAGACGCGAGAGAAGCGCCGTCGTCCGACTGCTCGCAGGGCGGGGACACCGGCTCGACCACCTCCTCGAGATAGCCGGGCTGCCGCGATCCACGTACTACCATCACCTGTCGCGCCCGGCGCACGTGTCCAGGCCGGACGTGGAGCCGATGGTACGGGAGATATGGGAGCGCACCCCGAACGGGTGCGGCCACCGGCAGGTGCGCATGTGCCTGGTCCACGAGTTCGGCACGCGCATATCCGCCAAAACCGTGCTCGGGGTCATGCGGCGCATGGGACTGAGATGCGCCATCCGCTCCAGGAACCCGTGGAGGAGGTACAGCTCGTACAGGGGCGAGACGGGCGATCACGTGCATAACCTGCTCAAACGCGACTTCGACGCGGCCCGTCCGTTCTCCAAGCTCGGAACCGACGTCACCGAGTTCAAGGTCGCGGGCGGCAAGGCGTACCTCGCGCCCGTGTACGACATGGCCAGCAAGGAGATAGTGGCCTGGGACGTGAGCCGCAGTCCGGACCTCGGGCAGCAGAGGCGCCTGCTCGCCATGCTCGCGGAGCGCCTGCCCGCCGGCGCGGAGCCGATCCTGCACTCGGACATGGGATGGCAGTACCAGCACCAATGGTGGAGGGACGAGCTCGAACGCCTCGGCATCCGCCAGTCCATGAGCCGCAAGGGCAACTGCCTGGACAACGCCGCCACCGAGCAGGTCTTCGGCCACTTGAAGGACGAGTTCTACCGAGGCCGGGAGTTCGACTCGTACGAACAGTTCAAACGCGAACTGGACGCCTACATCATCCATTGGAACACCAGACGGCGCCAGATACGACTCGAGGGACACACCCCGGAGGAGTTCCGGAGCATGTCCCTCGCGGTCTAGGGCTGTATCCTAATTAACAACGTCCAACAAACGGGGCGCAGTTCACAATGCTGAGAGAGGGGCAAAGTTAAAAAACGGGTGTAAAAAATTCCACGGACACTATAATTCCGCAAATTTTTCCACACCCGAGGTTGAGTCTCCGGCGCGAGTTTGAGTTTCACGCCAGAAAATTAATCACGGCGCAGCGGATTGTAGGCGACGCCGAGACCGCTGGCGATGAAGCCGGCCACAGTCGAAATGTAGCCGCCGACAGCCGCATCACCAAAGGTCATGAAGCCGAGGCCGACGCAAGAGGCGACCAAGCCAAGCACGTAGACCACGGTCCTAACCTGCTTGCTGAAGACCGGCGTATACGCGTCCGGCGGCTGGTTGTCCTGACCATCCTCACACTCGTTGGTCAGATTATTGACCGTGGTCTCTAAAGTCGTTGGCGCTGCATGTTCTGCCATCTGTCCTCCTCCTTAGAATCGTCCCTGGTTGAGCGCGGTCTGCAAGGCGCGTGCGGTCGCTGGGCCGAAGCTCGCGTCCTGAGCCAACCCGTAATGCGCTTGGATGGCCTTGATGGTGGCTGGGCCGAGCAGTCCGTCCACTCCGCAGCCGAGTCGGCGCTGCACGGCGCGGATCAGATCACTGCCGCCAGCGCCGTAGCGGACCACCGAGCTGTCGATTGCGGGACGTGCGTAAGTCCTGCCGTCCGGTACCTGTTGGCCGCTGATGATGCCATCCACCGCGGTGCCTATCACCTGCTGCCAACGGCAGACAGTGGCCGGACCAACATTGCCATCCACTGCGATGGCACCGGAATTTGCGGCTGGAGCGGAAGACTGGGCGCCCTGGTATCGCAGATAGCAATCCCATGGATAGTTGTAGTAATTGCGGATGTTGGTTTCGCGGCCAGTCTGATCGCCCGCCCTGCCATACGCGGTGCCGCGCTCCGAGATGCTTGCCTGTGCGAGCCTGCCGCCACCCAGATACACGGCCACGTGGTGCACGTCGTTAAGCAGGATGTCGCCCGGCTGCGGGCTGCCGTTGACGGGCAGGCGAGTCCATCCGCGCTTGGTCAGCTCGGAGGAGAGGTTGCCGGTGTATGTCGCATTTCCGGTATCGAATCCCGCCTCGCGCAGGCAGTGGATGACCAGGCTGGAACAATCGCAATTACCCGACGAAGCGTTAAAATTCCAGCGGTCCGCCTGCGAATAGCCCATATTGGCCACGGCGCACCAGTAGCGCATGCGGTTGATCAAAGCGCTGACGCTTGCCATGCTCAGTCCTCCAATCCTTCCACGGCCTTGGCCGCATCCTCCTCGGACACGACCTGAATGTTCTCGGGCGGCAGACTGTCGCCCTGCGGTGTCATCTCCGGCGTCATGGTCACTTCGTCCATGACGGCCTCCTTCCCGCCCCCAACGGGGCATTGAAAAAGGCCACCTCCGAAGAGATGGCCTTGTTTTTGGAAAAATCGATGTCAGCGCTTGTGCGCCGAATGGTTGAAGATCAGGATGAGCGCAAGCAGGATGAGATACGCGCCCAACGCGACTGGTCCGCTCATTGCCTGTCCTCCAAATATTTTTCGGCGGCAGCAACTATCCAGCATTGCGCGTCCAATTTCTCAAGCTTCGACAACTCGTAGCTGACGGCCTCGCTGTGGTCGGTGTCCTTGTCGCCGTAGATCAGGCTGATGATCGTGTTTTTGATCGTGTCGCGGCATAACTCGTCCATGCGGTCGTCGATTTTCGATGTCCGCTCTCCCAAGGTCCTTGTTTTTGCGAAATGCTGCGAGAGCGGCGAATCGTATGGCAGGCGTTCCGGCAGCACGTGCGAGTACAGGCCGGTGGCCAACGCGTCCAAAGCGCCAGGCCAGACTTTAAGGCCGAGCGTGATGAGGGCGCACGCGCCGCCCACACCCCCGAAACCGGCTAGAAAATTCTGCAGCACGCCAAACCTCATTTGACTTTGATGAAAAAGACAAGCCGACGCGGACTAGAAGCTACCGGATCAGACAGGATATTGCCGCTCGTGTCAAAGATCGGATTGTTGAAAGTCAAAACTGCATTGCCGGTCATCATCCAATCGTCACCTAACGCCGCCGCGAAAGCGTTCAAATTCTTGGTCGAATTGTTAGGACAGGATATCAGCGTGCCGACCGGCAGGCTCATTCCGCCTGCATCATCGCCTTTCGGGCCTTTCAAGCTTCCGACATTGGACCATGTCATATTCCACCCCTCCTAGGCGTTGAAGGCGTACACGTTGCCGGTATCGAGGTCAAGATAGAGTGAGCCGACCGGCTGGCCGGTCGATGTCGGAACGCCGTGGCCGTAGGTCCAGCCGAGACCGTTCACGCCGTTCGTACCGTCCTTGCCATTTGTGCCGGGCTCGCCCTTATCGCCCTTCGGCCCCTGGATGGTGCCGACGTTCTTCCAGTCCGCGCCGACCGTATCCCACACGTACAGGGCGCCGTGAATCAGATAGGCGTCGCCTGCATTGCCGGTCGCGTGTTCGGCCTTCAACGCTTCGAGGGAATCGTACGAGCCGAGGATTGTGACGCCGGTACCGTCCTTGCCGGGCGCTCCGTCCGTGCCCTTCTCGCCCTGCGGCCCCTTGAAGCTCACGCCGTCGATGATGTTGGAGACGTGGACGGTCGTCTCGTTGACGATGGAAGTGATTGTGAACAGGCTTCCATTGTTGTCGGAGATCAGATCTCCGACCGTCATCGGCGCGGATGGCGAGAGCACGCTCGTCGCCACGTCGCTGTTGCTTGAGATATTAATATTGGCGACGTGCAGGCTCGTGCCCGCATCCCCCTTCGCGCCATTCGTACCCGGATCGCCCTTGGGTCCTTTAAGGTTGCCGCCAGTCGCTTGCCATGCCATTTTGCAATTCCTCCTTGGAAATCAAATTATTTATTTTGTGAGATGTGGGAAAATTCAGAGCCGGAGCTGATACACGTCGCCGGTCGTCAAATCGATGTAAGTGTCGCCGACGATGCCCTGTGTCAGGTCGGACGGCCTGCCCATGCCGCTGAGGAAACTCGCGCCACGCTCGCCCTTACCACCGAGCGTCACCCCGGTGTCCACGCCGAACACCACGTCCGAATCGACAAGGCCGGTGATCATCCACACCCTGCCCGTCGAATCCACGCACGTGTCGCCGACCGTCACGTTGTCGGACGGTTTCAGACTGGCGGCGGGCACGTGCGCGTCCGACGTGATGACGCCGGAATACACTCGCATGCTGTGCACGAGACCGCCCGGCATGGCGGACGAAGCCCACGACGCCTCGCCCAACGTCGCATAATCCAACGTCTGCACGCTGTCCGGCACGATCACGCGCCGCACGTGCGTGTAACCGGCGACCTGCTCGCGGATGGTCCAACACCAGTCCCTGCCGGTCGGCTGCAACGAAACGACCAGATCACCGCCATCCTCGGGCAGACGCGCCACGAACGGCAGCGGCAGCATGATGCTCTCATCCTTTTGGATGACGCGGCTCGTCGGCGAGCAGACCACCAGTCCACGTGGAGATGAGCCGCCGTCAGTCAGACCGTCCGGCCTGCGGAAACGGAATCGTATCCTCGTCATCGATTGTCCTTATCGTTCACCCGCTCACGCAACGGACCGATGATGGAAGCGGCCAGCACGCCGAAATTGAAATTAATCTGAGTCAACATAGCCTCCTAGTCAATATTCAAAAAAACAGGCGGAAAACCCACACATGAACCATCGGCGACACGACGCCAATGCGTGCGGGTTTTCCATGAAAGGAAAGGGGAACACGCCAAATGCTGTTCGGCATGTTCGTTGAAAACGTTTGGAAGCCGACCATCAGTCGGTTGCGTGAATGCACTCGCGTCGGCTACGAGAGCGCCCTGAATTGCCATATCCTCCCGCAATGGAGCGGAAGGGACATGGACGCGA